AGAATATTTGAAAAATATATAAATCTGTAAATATTTGACATTTCTTAAAAATATGATATAATCTTTTATGAGTTGGCGAATAATGTACCCACTCTACTTCAATATTTTCTACTTGATATATTTCTTGAAAAGTAGAAAAATAATCTCCTTTTTGTAAATTTTCAATATTATGTATGTATATTCTGTGTTTCATGTCTTTATATATAATATACAAAATAAGGCGTGTCAACAAACAAAGATTATAATTAATGGATTATAAAAATAAGGTGTTATTTTATATAACACCTTATTATAGAAACTATTAAAATAATTTTTATTCTGCCGCCATGGCAAAAGAATCCATAGATTGTAAATGGCGAGAACTTTTTTCTTCACTAAAATATTGTCTGGTCAAAAATTCAGACTTTTTACCTTTGTTGAATTCGGAAACCGGGCGGAAATATCCCATAACGCGGGTCCAAACTTCGCAAGGCTGTCTTTCTTCATCGCTTAATTTGATATCATAAATAGTCATTTTAATTTTCCTTATTTTGTAGTTGCATTAATTTTTGTTGTTTAATTTCTTCATCGCAAATCGGACAGAATTTGTGTTCTCCTGATATATAACCATGTTTCGGACAAATCGAATATGTTGGAGTAATTGACAAGTAAGGTAAACGATAATTTGTTAAAATTGTTCTTACTAATTTTTTACAATTTTCTCCATTAGATATTTTTTGCCCCATATAAAGATGTAATACAGTTCCACCCGTATATTTACATTGCAAATTTTCTTGCAAATCTAAAGCTTCAAACGGGTCATCGGTGAAACCGACCGGCAACTGCGAAGAATTGGTATAAAAAGGAGAATCTTCGGTTCCAGCTTGTATAATGTCTTTGAAACGTTTTTTGTCTTCACGAGCAAAACGAGTTGTGGCCCCTTCTGCTGGGGTGGCTTCGAGATTATATAAATGCCCCGTTTTTTCTTGAAAATCAACCATTTTTTGACGAATAAAGTCTAGTAAATCAGAAGCAAATTTCTGCCCAAATTCCGAAGTAATATCTTCTTTGCCGTTGGTATAATTTAATATCATTTCATTGATACCGTTGACGCCAATGGTCGAGAAGAAATTACGATATGTTCCAATCCAGCGTTTTGTAAAAGGATAAAAGCCGTCATTTAATCTTTTTGTTAAATAATCTCTTTTAACTTCCAATAAATCTTTTGCTAAATTACATAATTCTTCTGCTTTGGCAAACAAAGCTTCTTTATTGTTTTTATAAAGATAACCTAAACGTGCACAATTAATCGTAACAACGCCGATAGAACCTGTTTGTTCTGCCGAACCAAACAAGCCATTACCTCTTTTTAATAATTCTCTAAGGTCTAATCTGAGCCGGCAACACATACTTCTTACATCACTAGGAGCCATATCAGAAGTAATATAGTTACTAAAATAAGGCAGTCCATATTTTGCTGTAATATCAAAAATTCGATTAACTACAGGAGAATCCCAATTAAAATCATTAGTGATATTATAAGTAGGAATTGGAAAAGTAAATGGACGCCCATCTTTATCGCCTTTTTCCATAATATCTAAAAAGGCTAAATTAATCAAATCCATTTCTTTTTGAAATTCTTTATAGGTACGGCCAGTATCTTTACCGCCAATTATTACCGGTTTATCTGCTAAATCTTTCGGACATACTAAATCAAAAGTTAAATTTGAAAATACTGTTTGACCACCCCATCGAGAAGATGTACTGCAAGAAAAGATAAATTCTTGAATTTCCTGAACAATGTCTTCATAAGATAATTTATCAAAATAAACGTAAGGAGCTAAATAAGTATCAAAACTACTAAATGCTTGAGCGCCAGCCCATTCATTTTGCATTGTACCTAAAAAATTGGCCATTTGACCAAGTGCAGCTCCAAAATGTTTTGGGGGACAAGCCGCGATTTTGCCCGGAACTCCTGCAAAGCCTTCTTGTAGTAAAGCTCTCAAACTATGCCCACAACAATATGAACCTAAAAAATCCAAATCGTGAATATGAATCCAACCTTCTCGGTGAGCAATACCTGCTGCTTTGGGATAAATTTCATTTAGCCAATAATTTGCCGTTACTTTACCAACAATATTCAAAATCATTCCACCAACCGAATAACTTTGATTGGCGTTAGCGTTAACGCGCCAGTCTGTTCTATTTACATATTCCTCTACTGTTTCTTTTACATTAATCTCTGTATTTGACATTTGTTTTCCTTATAAAAGCATAAAATATTATTATTGGCATTACGCCAATTACCTAAAACACAATAATAATTTTTGCAGGAATGTAATAATAATACTAAGGAAAGAGGGATTCGGTCAACCCCTCTTTTACACATAAAAATAAATATATTACTTGACAGCAGTTGCCAAGTTATTCTGAACCAGAACTTAAATAATACATCATAAGTTGTTGAAATTCCGGCGTTAATAACCCCGCAGTAACAATTGCTATCGAGTCGGCTTCATGTTCGCAATCTTTCATTACAACATCTTCGCCATGGAGTTTTCTAGTCCTAAAAATAACTTCTGGGTGGGTCTGTTGAACCCACGCAATAACATCCTCTTTAGTGGCCGTATTACAGCCTACAGAAGCTTTTTTAGCTTGAATAGGGGTAACCCCGCAGACAGGACAATACGACGCTATAGAGCCTAATAATCCGGTTACAACACCGGCAGAGGTACAAGCCCTACTCGATTGACTGCCACAGGGTATTTCTCCTACACAAATTTGAATTTTGTTTTCTCCAATGATTTCTCTCAAAGCCTTGGCGAATTTTTTAGATTTGTTAAAGTCCTGAAAAGACTTTAACATTTTTGCGGGATAAACATCATCGTTTTTGATTAATTTTGTTTCCAAAACGGTCATATTCAAGTGAGGGTCTACTTCGCAAATACATAAACCAAGATTGTTTAGAGAGCAGTCAATTCCTAAAACTTTAATCTTCGTCATCTTCAACACCCTCGTTTAAAATATTCTTAACGAACTTTTGACTTCCATAATAAAATTTGGTTGCTTCTTCAAGTATATCAGAACGATTAAAAAATTTGTCAGCTTTTTCTTCTGTATCAAATTTAAGCTTTTGTTCAAGCATGCCTAATTCAGTTGGAGCTTTAAAGACGACCAGCTCTTTATCATCATCAAATAAGCGCATAACCGCTACTTGTTGGTCTTCAATTTCAAAAACCTTAATCCATTCGTTAATTTTCGGTTTTTCGCAAGGCAATGTTGCGCCGTCATCTTTTATATCTTGGAAATTATCCATTTTGGTTCTCCTTTAAATTAATTAAAACATTCCAAAAGTTTCGAGTTTTGAATCGTAACGATAAATTTTCTCATTGTTACGAATAACTTCTATTATACGTTGACCGCCAAAAAGTTTACCGGTTTTGGGGTTCATTTGTAAAACTCTAAATGGGCTTAATGGCTTGTTTTGTTCTGTAACAGCTACATTTAAACAATAATCACTTAAATCAAAATAAATTTTTCTTGCCAGAACAATCAAATTTGTTTGCTTGGATGAAACCAAAACGTCATTAACTTCCGGCACAAATTCTACTCTAGTAGGTAAAGTATATTCTTTAACTTCCATAATGTCTGTTTTATTTTCGGTCTCGTTTAAAAAATGGCCGTCATCTAAAAACGATGCAGAACATGAGTTCCTGTCTATAGGTAAAAACTTTTCACAATCAAAAACAAAATTGTTAGCCAAAGATAGTTTGTGGCGGTATTTAATGTCTGGATTATATGTATAAGAAATAACCTTATAAATGTTTCCGCTACGCAAAACAACAAATTTATCTTTAATGTTTTTCCAGTCTATCATTATAATTCTCCGAAAGAGGTATCTTTTAATTGTTGGATTATTTTCTGTTGTCTTTTTTTAAATCTTATAGATTTTATAGCAGAATTAAGCTTGTTTTTATATGATGATTTATTGGTGACAAATGTATAGTCATAATACATTTCATAATCAATTTCTTCTTTCGGCTGTTTGCCTCCAACTTGATTCCATTTTTCTTTATTATAACGATATGTTGACGATTTCATTTAAAAAGCTCCAAAACTATCATCTTCTATTTTCAAACAATAATCCAACAAACAACTTTTTTTAGTAATTTCTACGATGTCTTTGGGATTTTCAGACAATGAGAAACAACCGTTTTGCTGATATCCTTCGACAAATTCTTGACCTAAATTAGTATATCCCATAACTATAAATGGAAATATACAGTCTTTATTATAACTTGTTATTTCGACATTAACCTCTGTGCCGTTTCTTAATAAGATAACATCTCCAACATTCAGCTTTGTTAAATCTACCATTGTCCAAATCCCTGCATAGCTAATTTGTTCTGCACAGTTTCTTTGTTGTCTAACAATGTTTGTATAATTAAATTTAGAGCAATATCCAAAATTTCTGAATCATACACCTCTTGACAATTAATCGGGTATAAATCATACTTTATCAAAGTTGTGTTTAAATCAATAGGATTAACCGTAATGGTTCCTGATATTTTAATCTGCGGATGAAAGCCATATACATTCTTCACAACAATAGAATCAGCCGAAAATAAAGCTCGAATAACATAAATATATTCTGGAACTTTAAAAAGGTCTGGGCTTATATCGGCTTCTTGTAATAAATCTTTAACTTCTGGAAACTGCCAAAGCTGAAAAGTGTGTTCGCCATTATCTTTAATCAGCTCGTGTTCTTTTAATTGTCTAATAAATCTTACAAAAACATTTGAATACACATCACTCATTAATCGTACTCACACCTTGCTTTTTTGTTACAACGATATTTTGAGAAATCCAGTCTTTCAAATCGTTGTGAGAAATAATTAATACCGTGCCTTTCTCTTGTGTTTTTTCGTGTAAAACAGACATTAATAATTCTAATCCGGTTTCGTCTAAAGCGTTGTCTATTTCATCACCAATCCACAAGTCAAAGCTTTTCTTAGCTCTTGCCGAAGCTAGGTCTTGCAGAGCTAAAACACAAGCTAAATTTACTTTTCTTTTTTCTCCTCCAGATAATCCCTTATAATTGCTAGCTCCATATTTATTAATAACATTAATCTGAAACTTTTCTTTAACAACCCCACTTTTAGTTGTGTTAAGGGTGTTCCATTCTGCTGTTAAATTTCCACAGCTTAAAGTGCTAAGATATTTATTAGTTCTGCAATTCAAAAATGGTGTAATAACATCTAAAATATGCGCTCTAACCCCAGACGGAGAAAAAATAGCAATCAAGTTGTCATCAATCGTCATTTGCTTATAAATCTCTTTAGCGTTTTCTTTAGTGTCTATCAATTCTTGTTTTTTAGTATCTAACATAGAATTTATGGATTGTAAAGAAGCAATATTGGGATTAACACTGTTTTTCAAATTATCAATTTTTAACTTCTGTTGTTGTAAAAAGCTTTTCATTTCCGATAGTTGGTTGTATCTCTCGGATTTCTTTAATTTAATGGTGTTTAACCGCTGTAATTCCTGCGTTAAAGCGGAAGTATCTGGCAATTTGCTTTTAGCTTCATCTCGGATTTGTTTCTTTTCCTCGTAATCCTTATGTAACTTTCTTAAATCTAAATCGTCATCAACAATTTCTTGATTAAGCTTGTTAATTTCTAAATATAAGGAACTCACAGAGGTTTCGATGTCGGCTTCCGAGAAAGTACGCCCACAGGTAGGACATTTATCTTTTAAACCAGTTTGAATGGCCGCAATTTCTTCTTTCAGATGTTCTATGTCCATTTTTTTATCATTAATGACATTAGCCAACGAATCGCAAGCAAACAAAGCAGAATTGGCAGCTATTGTTTTCTGTTCGTAATCATCTCGTAATGATTGTGTCTTTTGTAATTCTTTAGACACTGCTTCTATTTGGCTGGTAACATCGTCCTGAAAGTCCATTTTGAACTTATCTATTTCTGCGGTAAATCTATTTACGGCGTCTGTTTGCTCTTGAGTTCTTAATTGTATTTCCAATTGACGGTTATCTTCCCATTGGTCTACTTTTGCTTGGGCCAATCTAACATTCATCTGTAAACTGTCAATCTCTTTTTCAATATCAGAAACCTTGAGAGTTAAGGCTGTAGAAGTAGCGGAATGTCCTGACTTCTGAATACGGGCTAATTCATAAGCATTTTGTAGTTCAGAAATTCCAGCAGCATTTTCAATCAATTCCTTGATTTGTTTATCCGTTAAAGCCGGTAAATAAGGCATATTGTCTTGCCCGCAATAAACTGCCACTTTAAAGATGTTTTCGTTCATGCCAACCAATTTTTGAATTAAATCGTCATTTTCGGCATTTGTAGGTCTGGAAATATCAACTCCATTAACAACGACTTTAATGATGTTTTTATTAACAGAGTGCTTTCTGTATCTAGTTATCTCATAAACATCGTCATTATCGGCTATTTTTGCCGTCACAAAGCAGTCTTTATTTATCTTATCGTTAACTACCTCATCGGCAGTAACTCCTCGTGCTGTAACCCCAAATAAACACCAACAAAGGGCATCTACTAAAGTTGATTTACCAGCTCCATTAGAATCGGTTGATTTATCATCTTCATTAACGCCACTAATTAACACCAAGCCCCGATTATTTAAATTTACATGAGCTTGTTTCATGGTTAAAAAGTTATTAATATCTAAATCATTAACAATCATTGTTTAATTCCTAAAAACCGATAGGCTTCGTCTATAGATATAATTCTAACACCTCTTTGTTTAGCCTTAGTTAATTTTGAAGAAGTTGCGTTAACATCTTTAGCAACTACTAAATTACAAGCGTTAGTAAGAGTAGAACAAATAAGAGCGCCTTGTTGAAGAAAAGCAGATTCTAATTTAGGACTTCTAAAGCCGGTAAACGCAACCTTTATACTGTTTAGTCTACCAGAAGAAGCTCTGCCTGAGCGGTATTTATTAAAATCAAGAGATATACCTGAAAATTCTGCGTCTCTTGCCATTCTTACAGCTTCTTTGATATTTTTTAAGATTTTCGTTGCTGTAATAAAATTAATTCCGGGCAATTTTGTTAAATCGTCAATAGTTAATTGCAGCCATTTATTAAAATCTGGTTCATAAGTTAAAACAGATTCGATAACTTTGGTGCCAATACCGTGTCCGAAAACACCCAGACCAGCCAAATATTTTGCAGGGTCTACTGGTTGACCTTTCTGTAATGTTTTTGACAAACTCTTCCACAGCTTTTCACCATTTTTACCTAAAATTGCACGAATACTATATTCTCTTAACAACAAATCATCAACAGTTCGCAATCCTTCGGCCCATAGCTTACGAATATTTGCTTCGCCAGCTTGGTCAATCTTGAATAAAGCACAAAAATAACACAGTTGTTTAATGTCTTGTTCTTCATTAGTTGAAGTAGTTACTTTAGCGTCGACTCCATTAACTAGCTCATATTGATAATTAGTCGGTAATTCCGGCTCTGCTTTTCTAACAACTTCTACAATATGAGGAATAACATCACCGGCACGTTTGATTTTTACAATAGCTCCTTTACCTACGCCATTGTCTTTAATGAATTTATAATTAAAACCTGTGGCATGAGTAACTTCAACACCGCCCAATTCAATAGCTTCCAAATGTACTCTGGGTTTTAACAAGCCGGTCTTGCTTATACGCCATTCAACTTTCGTGACAACAGTTGTAGTATCAACTTCTTTGCCTGTTAATTTGAACTTTCTAAAACCTATTGGATTTCTATTAGTTTCGGAAATAGGAACATCCCATTCCGATTTAAAACTATCTACTCCAATAACAATGCCGTCACATTCATACTCGTTATCTATTGATTTACACTCGTTCACTAACTCTTGTAAATAAGTATCGATTCTATCTTTTTTTAAGTGTATGTCGCCTCGAGATAAAACTGTTGGCTTCACAATGTGAAAATATTCTGCAAACGCCGACAATATATCCGAAGCAGGAAATTTTTCATTTTTGTCGCACCAAATTTTATAAGCTACAAAATGAACACTTTTCAAAAAAAGTTTACTTCTATCTTTGGCATTTACCTGTCCCGAAACAAGATTTCTGAGATTCTTGAAAGTTTTACCAGTATCTTCCTCGATGGCTTTTTTTAATGAGTCGCTCTTGCGTAAAATCAACTCTCCTCGAACATATATATCTTGTTCACCAGCTCTTATTGAACTTACAAAAGGAATATCCGCATCATATAATGTATTTGGAATATCGGCAATTTGTAAAGCCAAATCAAGCATATTTTGTCCGACAATACCATTACCTCGTGTATATGCCCCGACTAATTTGCCTTGACTATATTCTAATAAGAAACTAATCCCGTCTAGTTTAGGTGTAATTAACAAATCATTATCTGAATTTTGAAAAACAAAATCATGTACAAATGGAAAAGCTTCTCCTTCTTTAACCTCTTGTAAAGAAGGTAAAAATACTGGCAACTCTACTTTTCTGCTGTCATTATCTCTTACTGTGGCTCCAATTTCACAACCATACAGCTCCAACTTTTGTGCTTCACTCCGAATAAAATCATATAATTCATCGGTAACAAGAGGTGATTCCAAAGAAATATCAAAACCATACGAATTTAATAAATCAATATCCTCTTTTGTTAAGGAATAAAAATCGCCGGAATTGTAATAATAATCATTACATTTGTTGATTAACTGTTGTAATTTATTCATCTTTTTGTTGTCCCACGGTTTCTAAAATTTTCAAAGCAGCTTGTTTTGTTTCGTCAATATAATTAAATTTTTGTTTATCTATATATTTAAGCGTAACTTCTTGGCTTGTCAACTTGGAAGTTGCTAAAACCTCTTTACGAGCTGAAACTGTTTTGGGCGCAAACCTAATGTCTAAATTCAAGGGTTTCAAAGCTTTCAATTCTTTTTCAACCTTTCTTTTGTCTTCTTCTGAAACGTTTTCTAACGTTACCCGCACAAAACTATTTTGAACTTCTTTAATAAAGACAGGGCTGTTGCTTATTTTTGTACTATTCAAATCTAAAAAATGAGGGGCTTTTGTTTCAATTTGCTGTACAAAGCCGTTTTTGCCCAAATACAAGAAGCCCAATTTCTTACCAGCGTCACCAAAGTTTTGCTGGGTTAAAGAGCCAATAGAATAAACCTTATCTTTATAACAGCCAAACTTGTGAATATGTCCGGCAAAAACATACTGACAATTTAATTCCATTAACTTTTCTGGGTCTAAACCTTTTGAAATATGTGGAACAAAACCGGTAATAGGTGCATGAATCATTACAATATCATTCGGTTTATAATGTTTATTATCCCGAAATAACATCGCTTCTAACTCATCTAAGTCTTCTTTCCAGCTATAAGCCCACAAGCTAACGTTTGAATATGGCAATTCAAAACCCGCACTATCTTGTGTAATGACGTGGCATTGCGGGCTTTCTAAACTGTCGATAGCTGTGCGTAAACTTTCAGAATTAAGGTCTTCCGAATCGTGATTACCGGCAATCATATAGAACTCTAGGCCCTTTTGTTCATATTCTCGCCACAGCTTTACGATTTGATTAAAAACACTAGGAGTTAAAGAACCCCTAGTGTGAACCAAATCACCAGCAAATAAAACGATTTTGTCTTTTGTTAAAGCGTAATCAAAAGCTTCTTTTGTTGCATTAATCGTATCTAAAAGACGACTATTTATTCCATTTTCAATTTTTGAACACGCCGCCCAATTATGAAAATGAACGTCTGAAAAGATTACCGGCATTTATATTCTCCAAATGTCTGCATTTTTTATGCTATAATTAGCAAATGTCTGCAAAATTACATAGTTTTTATATTATATTAGCAAAAAGTTTGCATTTTGGAGTAGTTTTTAATCGCTTAAACAATAAAGTTTAAGACTAATACCAATTCGTCCCCAAAAGCTATGTGTTAAACGTTTATGTGCAAACCTCATAACTTTATAATATAAATCAGTTAATGTAGAATTGTTATAAATAATAACCTCTGGATTGTCAATCCCTTGCCAGCTTCTTTCCGACGAATGAACTTCGGAATTAATCCAATGAACTATTTCATCTGAATAAAAATTGCTACGCCGATAAAAACAATTACAACGATTTACAAATTCTGCTCTCCGCCACCATTTAGGTCTTTCTCCTCGTTCTACTCTCCAAAAGTGAACTTCGTAAGGACAATTCTTAAAAGCAAAGATTTCATTAGCATATCTGCAATCTGTAATTACAAATTTGGCGTGTTTTGATTTAGCAATTTGGCGCAAAACAGCGTCAACCCAGATGTCTTTATATAATTGGTCACGCAGTAATTCTGTTCCTACCTTTTGCAAAGCTTGTCTTGGAGAAAAACCATATTTAGGGTCTATTTTTTCTCTCCATTCTCGCTGTTCAGGAGTAGTTCCTTCCAATCCGTCTCTGGGCCAATCTAACAATGACGCCAAAGTATCTTTTAATAAATTGGCAAAAGCCAACTTCTTATAGCCAAATTTATTAATTAAAATTTTGGCAACTTCATCTTTACCAGAACCTTTTAATCCGGTTAAAATAACAATTTTCTTTTTAGAAACCATAGCTAAGCAAAACCTCTTTTTCGGGATTAAACAACTTTCTTAATAAGGTTAAATTATACAAAGAACTTTCTAAATCTGTTTGATAAGTTACTGCATAAACCTTGTCTTGTCGTGGTAAATTAAAAGAAAATTCTAAAGTATTTATTTTAAATTGTATATATTGCTTTGTTCTATCGTCAGCAATTAGTTGTGTGTATTGTTCTTTTAATCTTTGAAGCCAGATATTATGTAATTTTTCTAAAATATTAGCGTCAGAAGTATATCTAACCTGATAATATTTATATTTTTTAGCTAATTCACCATTTAAAATTGTTTTGCCTTCTTTAAGAAATAAGTTCTGTCCGTCATCGCCGATTTCAAAAGCTTCTACAGAATTTTTAAATATTTCATCAATACAAATACAACCCACCTCTCGATATTCAAAGCTAAAAGGAAGTTTATGTTTCTCCATCCATTTAATTAACTGATGAGATGTCTGTAATTTTGCAATTTCTTCTGCTTCTTGTTTATTCATAACAGAAACATAGTAATTATAACTCATGGTTATTTTCCTAAAAATTCATTATACAAATCGTCAAAAACTACCGGAATTTTATCGTGAAATTCTTTCAATACCATTTTCATAATTTGTTGAACAGACGGGTGAGCGGCTTTTGCACAACGCATTTTGAAAATGTGTCTCCAAGCTCTAAGATTTGCTGTCATGCAAACCTCTGCGGCAGTAGAGTGTGGTAAAATCATTCTTAATTGGTCAGGTTTACAACCAAGTTCTGCCATTTCTTTATAGCTATCTTCAATATTTTTCAAACAGTTTTGCCAAACAATGTATTCGTCAGTTCCTTCTTGAATATTTACTGGCTGAATGAATTTTATTTCACCCCCAAATTTACCTTTGTTATAATCACAAAATCTTGTGCTTTCAATTGAAAAGGCGGTTCCGGCTCTATGTCTGGTAATATCTTTATAAACCCCTACATCACACAATAACTTTACAGAAATACTAAAATGCTCCAAAACAGATTCGTGCCCTGATTTAATCAACATCGCAATCATTTTTTTATGCGATTCTTCGTTCTTGTTTTCGTAAGACTGGTAACAAGTTCTACCACAATTTTCGATATGTCTTAAAATCTGTTCGCCGTCAAGAGGGGTTAAAATTTGAACGCTTGGAGAGACTATTTTCATAACTGTTCCTTTCTGTTTATTGTTTGGTCTTTTGTAACATAAAATTTTAATTTTGTCAAAAGGAAAGCGGTGGCTATCCACCGCTTGCTTCCTTTATTCTCTTTAATGCTGTATCAAAAGCTTCTTCGTCTATTTCTATACCGATAAACTTTCGATTGTTTGTAATTGCCGCTATACCAGTAGAGCCAGAACCCATAAACGGGTCTAAAATAACTTCATTTGGCTGTGATGAATTATTAACCATAACTTCCATTAATTCTACCGGCTTTTGATTTGGGTGAAGCTTATTTCCAATAATATTCGGAAATTCTAAACTTTGTTTTGTTCCGCAATTATTAAAATAAGGTGAACGTCCCTTATAAAACAAGCCGATAAACTCTGTATTTTTCATTCCCCAGCGATTCGGCGTGGCATTATTCTTTTTCCAATACAAAGTATTGTGATATTTATAACCGTATTTCAAAGGTTTAGATAACATTTCCGGCAGGTTCTTGCTGTCTGCCATGAAATAAGTATGCGAATTTGGCATAACAGCACGATAACATAATGGGATATATTCATCTGTTGTAATGTTACAAACACACAATTCGCCCTTATTGTCATATTCTCGATAACCTAAAATACCTTTAGGAGTATCTGGTCTTGTACTTCTGCCACCAGAGGTTAATTTGTATGGATTATCAGTAATAATGCAATGAGCGCATTGCCCCAAACGGGGCAACACATCTCTCATATCGCCACAATAAAGTGTGGCATTTCCTACAACTTCCTTAATTATTTTCATTGGCATTATCCAGTTTGTCTAATTCTGCTTCCAGTTTGGCAAAAATAGTTTCGTCAGCAATTAAAGCTTTTTTAAGAGCTTCTTTACCTTGATATTTTTGACCGTCAAATTCAAACCAAGCACCAGCTCCAGAAATGCCACCAATTTTGTTTTCAATACAGTAATCTATAGTTGACCCTACTGTATCAAAGCAACCCGTACCGTCGGCATTATATTTAAACAACCAAGAGCAGCTTCTAAAAGGAGCAGATTGTTTGTTTTTAATAACATTGGCTTCTACTAACTGCCCAATCTTAACAGATTTTTCAGTTAAAATAGTTCTTTTGCATTTAATTCTTGTGGTGAAATAGAAGTTTTTGGCTTTACCGCCAGAAGTTTTTTCTGATTCTCCGTACATAACGCCAACATTATCGCGCAACTGATTAATGAAAATAACAGTAATGTTGTAGTCATCAGCAGCTTGAACCAAACGAGGTAAAGCTACAGACAACATTGCCGGAATAGCCAAATTGTCTTTCATATTATTATCGACATTTTCTTTGTCAATAATGCTTCTGGGTATCATACAAGGGATGCTATCAAATACTGCTACAATCGGCGTATTTAAGGGAAAAAACAAGCTTCCGTCTGACTTTTTAGCTTCCCGTAAAGCTTTGGTATAATTAATACAAGCTTCAACACCATCTTCACCTGTCGGAAACTTTTTATAAACAAATGTCTCGTCCAAAATTAAACCCTGTTTTTCTGCCAAGGAGAGGTCAAAAGAACGTTCATAGTCAAAATACATAGCTACGCCATTTTGCTTTTGTGCAGCTTTCATAATCTGTGTAGCAATGGCTGTTTTACCAGAAGACTCCCAGCCTGACAGCTCCATGATAATACCATTCTTAATTCCTTTACTGTAGTAACCAGAAATGGCTTTGTTTAACGGCTTAAAATTTGTATCTAAAAAATAGGTCGGATTATCTTCTTTTTTAGTCCAAAGATTCATCAATACTTTACATTTTTCATCAGTCATTCTAGTTTGCTCCAAAAAGGTTTTTGTAACTATTTAATTCCAATCTGATAGAAGAAAAGCCATGTTCAAAACAAAATTCTTCAAATCTATCAAAGTTTAATTCACCATTAATAATTTGTTTGTTGACCGGCTTAGGGCGCGAATCTGTATTTAATGCCATTAATTTAACATTCTCATAATATTTATCAATACCTTTATTTGTATTAAGCTTAAAATCTCTTAAATATTTTGGCATTGCATTGATTTCTTCTTCAACAAAATCACGCTCTAAAAAACACTGAACCGTTCCGTATACTTGAACTAAGTCTAAAGCTCTAGTTTCTCCAATACCACCGACGCCTTTAATATTATCCGATATATCGCCCATAAGACACTTCTTGTCTATGAAGCCTTGTATCGAATCGCAACCTGTAAAATCGACAAAATCTAAATAATTACATTTTCTGTCACGAATCGGGTCATACCACATTACACCGGGCTGTACCATTTGCAGCCAGTCTTTATCACCGGTAATTAGTATTATTTTATTACCAGCAGCAACTAATTTTGTAGCGAAGATATAACCTAAGTCGTCAGCTTCATAATTAGACACACAAACTTGTTTAATGCCGAGTAACTTTATAGCTTCTTTAATTGCCGGGATTTGTTTTTTGTATTCTATTTTCATCAATTCTGTTTTAGGGTCTTTTCTATTACCTTTATAATCAGAATATAATTGATAACGCCAAGATTCTCCGTCCCACAATATAATTGGCTCATAATCTCTAAAACGCTCTTTCAAACGCTTCAAGGTTTTAATAAACCCAAAAATCGCTTGTACTGGCTCATTATTATAAGTCAGTTTTGTCGATTGATGACTAGCAAAACCTATGGAATTGCCGTCAATAAGCATTACATTTGTCATGATTATCCTAAAAGAAAAGAAAGGGGGTTTACACCCCCTAATTAAATTAGATGCTGCTTAACAGGTTATCCAACTGTTCAGGACTAACTTCTTTAACGGGTTCTTCAACCACATTAGCATTGGTGGCACCAAAATTAGGAATTTGGTCATTAATTACTTGGCCCAAGTCTTCTACAATCGGGGTTACCGGAGCAGCATTATTTACCGGATTAGCCATTGGAGCAGAAATCATCTGAACCGAAGCATTACCAGACGGCAAAGCGTTTAAGTTATCACCCAGATTAGAAGTCATAGAAGCCAAAGCTCTACCGTGTGCTTCATCACTTTCAGCAACGAAATCATCTAAGTTTTTCAAGCTATTAGTAATTGTAGCAATTTCTTGAGTGTTGAAACGAATTGGCGTCATCATCAAAGAAGCCGAGTATTTGGTATTTTGTTTGCCGCTGCCAGACTTAACTACGTTAATCGGGAAAATGCAGCTCAAATCTACAGGGTCAGAAATGCCTTGAATACTCAAGCCATTCATAGCGTCAAAAATAGCAGTTGCTAATGTAATCGGAACTTCTAAAACTTTTACGTCAGAAATGTCTTTTGCACGCCAAGCAACACCCTGTGCGGTCTGTACGTTTTCAACTTCCAAAACGTTAAACAGAACGCGACGATTAGTAGTCCACTGGGCAATCATTTCAGAGAAAATAGGGTCGGTGTTATATTTGCTTTTAGCAACTGCAATGGCATTACAAATATCGCAATGTCCGGTTTCAGCCATTGTACAAGCGCATACAGCTTGAACTTCATTAGCGCTGTTCTTAATCCAATGGCGATTGCAATCTTTCCAGAACTCTCCTTGGCCCTTCCAAGAAGGCAAAATAATGAAAAAGTTGTTACCGGCATTAGGTTTAATAGTTTCTTTCTTACCAGAGAGAGTAGCTTTTTTCTTGTTAATTAAATCAAAAATATTTGTCATGTTTTTGGTCTTTCAGTTAAATGTTGATAAGTCGAAAAGTTATAAAATGTTCGTTTGTTCAAATGTTAAATTGTAGAATAATTATATAGCGAAGCTATACTTCTTTATACTATATTTAGAATTGTTTGTCAACGCCATTTTTCATTCTTTCCAAAATTGCTTTGCCTTTATTTTCAAACTCCAAATCAGGAGAAATAACAGATGGGGAAGAAACCGAAATGTTAGATTTCAATTCATCTCTTTGTCTCAAAGCCATTTGATAAAGCATATCACGTTTTTGTCTTAAAGCTTCCAAAAGATTTCTGTAATATTCTTCTTCGGCTTCTGCTCTATCTAATGTCATTTTTGCCATTTTCCATTTGGGTTCGTTTTTCAGGCGCTTTTCTTTATCCTTGTCGGTCAACTTCTTGCCCAATTCGGCTTCTGCCATATACATTTCATTTATTTGACCTTCCAAGGCACATAAAGAAACTTTAGCATTGGACGACGCTTTCATCTTTTCGCAATAAATATGTGCATAATACGCATATAATGCGGGCTGTTTCAAAATCGCATCCAAAAGATTTAATTCGTTAATTTGCATATCTTTCCGAATTTCTTCGGGCAAGACACACAATCTTTGTTCTAACGATTCTATCATTTTGTTTTCCTAATGTATCATTGTTGCTACTTTTTCAAAAACAGAATTAAGGTCTTTCTGTTTTTCCGGTCTGAAATAAATCATACCGGGATTCATTCCAATAATAAAGGTGGCGTCATATTCAGCGTCATAAAAGCTTTGACCTATAGCTTCGGACGGCTTCTTTACATCTTTAGCAAACTGACGTATAACGTCTGGCCCCATTAATACAATAATTTCTGGCTTTAATAATTGTAGCTCTCTTTGCAAAAGCGGAAGATTTAAAGCCAATTCAGGTGTTGTAATCTCTTTTTGCTCTTTAGGAGTCTTCATTAAACCAGTCCAGTAACCTTCTTCTTTAGTAATACCGGCAACGTTTAATGCGGTAGAAATGGCTTCAAACTGTCGTACATTTGCAAATTTTCCAGACGACAAGTCTGATTTATTTGGCCCGTCAAAAATAACTACATACCGAATTACTTTACCGCTATATGGGTGAACATATTTCTTGCCAAGCGGCTCCATTAAACTCTGCCCCATTTCGTTGTTTTTGTCAAGGGCTTTTTTAACATCTGTACCCGAAATCCTTTTAGTAGATTTCAAAGTTTTAATTACCAACTCTGGCAGCAATTCGTATTGGTCTTTTAATCTGGTGATGTCCGAACTAGGTTGTTGACCCGGAACGATATTGGCAAAAGCACCAATTTTATTTAACGATTCTCTGTGTCTTTTGTTGCACTTTCCTGTAACTCTTGCTTCAAAATCTTGATAAGAAGTAAATGAGCCGTCAGCACGAGCGTCTAAAATAGCTTTTACTGCTGTAGGGCCAACACCTTTCACACGGTTAAACGGAATCATAATCGTTTTATCGTCAATAATAGTAAAGTTTTCTCCAGCTAAATTAATGTCTGGCGGCAAAACTTTAATACCATTAGAATCGGCGTCTTTTACAATATTCTTTAGCTTTTCTTCCGGCAATACAGATAAGGTTGCGGCATAAAAAGCCGTAGGATAATGAGCTTTAATATACATACTTGCAAAAGAAAGTAACGTATATTCAACACTATGGCTTTTATTAAAGGCGTAGCCCGCAAACGCTTCGATTTTGTTCCAGAGGGCTTCTGCGTCAAACGGGTGCATATTAGAAATCTTCTGGCAACCTTCAATCCATTGTTGCTTGTAAGTTTGCATTTTCTTTAAGTCTTTTTTTCCCATGCAGTTGTGAACCACAATATTGTTTGCAAGATAGTTGTGATTATTATTTGTTTGTAAATCGTAAACGTGTTTTTTGCCAACAAATTCTATCGATTCTATATCATCCCAAATAACATCGCAATTAATAAAATCATCTATTTTTTGAGAATTAACGGCCAAATTAAATTTTTTAACTCTATTTCTGTTTAATTTTTGCTGAGGATTTGAAAAATTAATAGCAGATGACATAGCTCCATTTTTAACTCCGCACAGTTTATTTATTTCTTTCCAAGTCAGGTTTTGTGCTTTTTTCTCTTCTGAAATAATATTTATAATTTCTTTTGGAAGACAATATTTATTATATAACGTTCCGTTTGTTGACATCATTTCTTCTAACAGCTCTTTTTTATAACTAAATAAATGTTCTTTTAATAAGTTTTGTAATAAAATAGCGTCTTCTCCTGTTACATAAATTTTATAAGATATGTACGGCTTCCCCTTGTGTTTTGTTTCTTTTCGAAAATTTTTGGCAAATATACCTAGTTTGGATAAAATATTAACAATCTGAATAGCCAACTCTTTACTAGTAGTTGAATATTCAATTTTTGGTTGTTTTGTTAAAACAAACCCATCTGTATCTATCAAACCACTTAGTAAATATATATACTGTTCTTGATTAAGTGAATATATATAATTGCCAAAATGCTTTTCGGCAGATTTTTTGCCTAAAATTAAATTATCAATATCCTTTCTTGCTTCTTTGTTTGTGTTAAAATAAATATAATAAATTGTTTTTTCTTTTTTTGTTTTTTGTTCGGTTACCCGACAAAACCCATAAACATCATTAAATAAAGAAACAAAATTATCTACTAACCTTTTGTCGGTATTGCAAAAATAATAATGTTTTTGAGTTAAACAACCATCTCCAATAATCATAGACAACAATCTAAGTTTTTTGTTAGAAAATTTTGTAGTTGTTTCGGCAATACCTAATTTTTTATTAATAGCAATAGAATCTCCAACATTAAGATTTTTTAACTCCGTAAAGCCGTCTATTTTTAAAAGTTTGTGGTCGGCTGTACATTCTAATTCACAACCTAATTTTGTTTTGATTTTGTAGACATCGGCATAACCATTATCGTATACATCAATTATTTTATCTTTTACCGTTTTATATTTTTCATTCAAGCTAAAAATATTTTTACCAATGTATTTTTCTTTATTTCTATATAAATCCTCTATAGTTACAAAATCATCATCTAAAGCAACTACAGAATCGCCAACAATACATTTACGCAGAAAGTCAGCTTCGGAAGCTGTAAAGCCAGCTAAATCCATTGAAGCTTTCATTACCTGTTCTTGATATACAATAACGCCATAAGTTTCTTTTAAAGCTTCTTTTAAATTAGGGTGGTCATAATGTTCATCTTTTAGACCTTGCTTAATCGCTACATAGTCCTCTAACAGACCAGAATCCATAGGCCCCGGTCGATTGAGGGCGGTGGCAGCAACCAAATCTTCAAATCTTAAAGGTTCGTTTACTGCCAACCGCTTTAATAAAGCACCGGCAACTTCAAACTGAAATACACCAGATGTTTTACCCTCACCGAACAACTTTAATGTTTCTTTGTCGTCCAGAGGGATAGACAACAAATCAAGGTCTACATTAAAGTTATCTTTTACATATTGTTTTGCTAAGTTTAACACATCCAAAGTAGTTAAACCTAAAAGGTCCATTTTAATAAGTCCCATTGATTCGACAACCAGCTTGTCCCAACAAACCACTTGGTTGCCACGACGATTCTCAACTGCCGCACGATTAATTAAAGGTTCGCCCGCAACAATTAATCCAGCGGCATGAACGCCATAAGCAGAAATACAGCCCTCTAATTGTAATGCTGTCTCCCAAACTTCTGGATATTTTGTTGCGAACAATTCAATTTCTGGCACAACAGCTACAGCTTGAGACAAAGAATAAGATACGCCATGCTCTGACGGAACTTTTGAAGAACAGTTATACTCGTTAATCGGTAAACCATAAACACGTCCACAAGCCCGAATAACACCAGAAGCGCCTAAAGTAATATAGTTTGAAATAGAAGCTACATTTTCTGAACCGTAATCTTGAATAATACGGGCAATTAATTCTTGTCTCTTAGACGAAGAAATATCCATATCAACATCGGGCAGGTCATGACGGCTTGGATTAATAAAACGCTCAAACATCAAGCCAAAACGAATCGGGTCGGTTTCTACAATGTCTAAAAGAAAAGCAATGAGACAACCCCCAGAACTTCCTCGTCCATAAGAACCACCCATTCCATTTTGCCTTGCCCAATCCAAAATATCTTTTACAAGCAAGAAATAATTAGAAAAATCTAATTTTTCAATAATATCAAGCTCATACTGTAACCGAGCGGCATATTTTGGCAACTCTGTAGGGTCAGGCATATAACCCAAAATTGGTTTTGTTAATTTATTCTTAAAGCCCTCTTTACATAATTTTTTCAATTTGTCAAACGGCTTTTCGTCCATTTGTGGTAAGCAAGGTGATTTTGCTTCCCATTTATAAGAAAACAATTTTTCAAATCCAAAAGCCGAAAACTTAACAGCTTCTACCAAAGGCGTAACATCAATATTGTAACGGCTCTTAATTCTATTCATCTGGTCTTTACACATTTGAATATAATCGGTATAATCTTTAATATAGGCTGTATCATAAACCGGCTTGTTTAACCAAGGAGTATTAAACGTTACCGACTCGCCTTTACTTGCAATTGCGCTTAAAGCAATTAACGCTTTTTTATTCTTCGGCTCTGAATACATACAGAGGTCAGAATACATCAATTTTAAGCCGTATTTTTCGGCGATACAGAGCGATTCTTTAGTTAAACGGTCAAATATAGGTGTGTTGAAAGGAATGCACTCTGCGACGATATTTTCGGCACCTATTTTGTTAACCAACATTTGTACCCGCTCATCCAATAATCGAGTACCAACCTGACTATGTTGGTCTCCTAAAGAGATGATAACATCGGTGGTGATTTCATTTAATAAATGCTCAAAAGATAAACGAGGAACATAATAAAAGTTGTCATCGGCAAATGACATCGTAAGCAACTTGTAAGCAATTCTTAAACCTTCCTCATTTTTAAAGTACAGTTTCGGAAACCAAGCACGATTGTTTTGCTTTTTGTCTTTTACAGTTGCGTCTTCAACAATTCTTAAACGAACGCCACTAATTAAAGGAATATTTTCCTTAGCACAAGCCTGTGACGCTTCAATTAATGATGATAACGTCATCGTATCACACAGTGCAACCGCTGAATAATTTTTTTCTTTTGCTATTTTGGCAATCTGCGTTACTTTTAACATCGATTCGCCAATAGAAAAATCACTTCGACAAAAACAAATACCAGTCATATTTAATCCAATTCTGCTTCGATTATATTTTCCATTTTACTATAATTTTCTTCCGCCAACTTCTGGCATTCTCTTTGTACTTTGCACTTCTGGCAAGCTTCACAGCTTTTATCATAACAAGAAAACATTCCAAAACACCCCAATTTACAAACTATTGTATCTATGTCTGGCATTTTTTAACTCCCTGATATATTTACGGCCATTAGAAACAGTGCGAAAAATATTTGAATGATTTTTTTGTAAATATGTTAACATCAAAAGAACTTCGCTTTTCGTACTATTTCTGTTCCTATGACAATATAATCTCATTTTAAGCGGTTGGTCAAGACACATTTTTAAAATAAAATGTGCCTGTGGACTACAATTTTTTTTGACAAATTTCCGAAAATCGTTTATCTCATCGTTAAATGGTTGTTCATATCCAAAATCTTCTATATTTTCGTTAAGAGAAGAAAAAGATATGTTTTTCTTTCTATATGAATTTATTAACGAGTACTTAATAGAAGTATTAAGGTAACGATAAAAAAGCTTTTCATCACCATTAAATTTTTTACGGCATTTAAGCAATATAATATAAGCGAACGCATATAATTCTTTTTCGTCTTTGCCTATACGACCGCTTAAATGCCGTAAATATATAACGGTTTGCTTCGGAAATATTTTTAGTATTTCTTTATTCAATGATTTCTTTCGGAATATATTGTTCCAAAACCTTAATACTTGCCGCTTGCATTTCATCGTTCATGCGGTTAATATAAGCAAGCTTAAATGCCACTCTAAAGTCGCCCAGAGTCCAGCCGAGGTTAGCTACATTAACCAAAACACGAATTGACGGAGCGAATTGAACTTCTGGATTGCTGCCTTCTGCACTATCTCGCATAATTTTTGCGAATTTAATAATCGAATCCAACAAGCCTTTTTGAATTGAACCGTCACTTAATGAACCAATCGGAGTTTTTTTCAAAATAATATCTTTTTCGATTTCTTCCGGTAAATAATTAACCTTATGAACGATACCAAATCTTTCGTAGTTTGCAACGTTCTGTAATCTTGTTCCTTGATAATTACCGGTATTATCACCCGCACCGTTTGTGTTACCAGTTGCAAAGAATCTAAACTGCGGGTGTGGGCGGATTACACGATTAGCCGCGTCTGCTTCCTTAATAATCAAGGGTTTACCTTCCAAAACGGACTGGTAAATTGACAAAACTGCCGGCTCTGCAAAATCGTATTCATCTGCACAATATACCATACCGTGCAACATAGCATAAGGAAGCGGCCCTAATTCAAAAACTGTTTCACCGTTTTTGACAACCCATTGTCCAACCACATTGGATTCTTCCAAACCTACTGTATGCTGAACTCGCATAAACGGTCTGTGTGTTCTGGCACAAAACTGTTCAATCATTGATGTTTTACCAACACCAGAATTACCGTAAAGATATGTCGGGATTTTAGACACGAAGCCAACAATAACAATTCTCAAGTCGTCTGGGTTAAAACAATAGTTAGAATCGATTTCTGGAATAAAGTCAGGTTCGTAAACCCCGTCCCACTCTTTTTTGTCCGCTACTACGAAAGATGTCGGTTTAGAATAAACCGGAAGTTTTGAATTAACATCAAATAATTCACGAATAGTTTGCTCTTGATTTATCATTATTGCCCTCTTATAAAATGTTTTTGCTTAATTGCTGAATAATAATTTTGCTTAAATCTTCTGGATTGTCAAGTACAGAGTAATTGGAGTAATACTTTTTAACTGCCGAAGTCTGTATGCCAATACCATAAATTTCAAAACCGCTAGTTTCTTCTATGTTTTTTACAACGTCTCTTAAATGATTACATTCTTCGCCATTACAACCGCAGACATTAGGTTGACCATCAGACATAACAAACATCATTTTTCTTTCTTCGGGTCGATTAGCTAAGTTACTCAAAGCCAAAAGAATACTTTCTCCGTCATCATTGCAATTATAATAATTTGAATGACTTCTCCCATTGTAAAAATAACAGAATCTACCAACAATTTTAGGGGTTAACTTTTCATTAAACCTTTTGAAAATAGCATTTTTTACCGAAGTTCTTCTGCCGTAATCTCCTCCAAAACTATCACTTCCTGTACTGAAACCCTGAACTTCACAGGGAATGTTTAAATGCTCTAAAATACGAGCAAATAAATAAGCCGCGGATATAGCACGCTGGTCTCTTCCTCCGCTCATAGAGCCGGAACAGTCGATTAACAAAGTGATTGCTGTATTTAATTGTGTGTTTTCATAATTCTTTTTGAAGACCCTATCATCGTTTAGTCTTAATCTGAATAAGTTATTGTTGCACAACTTGCCAGAACGTACACCTTTAATAATCGACTTTTTGGTTTTGGCGGCAAATAACCGCAATAACTTTTGTTTCATACCTAAAATACTTACATTAGGAGTCATAGATTCAACGGTATAACTATTGTATTCAGACGGAACTTCCCAAAAACCGTCTTCCGAACGGTTAACGACAGAATAAACGTTATTATTAAAATCTTTCAATATAATACACGGGCCAGAAGGTTTATTATCGCCACTAGCGTCCCCCCCGACACCTATTTTGTTTGTCTTATCGGAAGTGCCTTTCGCCCTGATTTCTTTGAAAGCGTCTGAATTTGCAATCGCTCGTGCCAAAGCTTGTGTTAACTTTTCTTCATCATCGCCACTAGCGTCCGATTCGTCTTCACTACTGCCACCACTGCCACCACTGCCATTAGCATTGTTTTTGTCTTGTGATTCGTCGGATTTATTAGGTTTACCCGATTCATCATTCTTTTCTTGACCTTTTGATGAATCGTTTTTAGAGTTTTTATCAGATGAATCGTTTTTAGAGTTTTTATCAGATGAATCGTTTTTAGAGTTTTTATCAGATGAATCGGAACCGCCTGATTTCTTATCCGAATTGGCATTTTCTTTTTCATTAGATTTGTCTGTATCACCAGACTTACCAGTTTTCTGTTGCTGGTTTTGCGAATCTTTATTTGTACCTGAATTTTGAGGCAGTTTAGAAAAATTAAATCTTCTTTTTAGCTGTTTGTAAATTTTTACAGCCAATTCGTACGATTCTTGAGTGGAAGATACGTTTTTAAATTCTTCCTCATATTTGTCTAAAAACTCTAATTCTTGCATTGGATAGCTCAATATTAATTGAGCGAACGTATTTTGCCCAGCTAAATAACGAATTTTCGGAATTAGCATAGCAAGCGCTTTTTCCTCTTTGCTTAAATTAGGATTAGCAATAGCTGCCATCGTATAATCTAATATATACTGCTGGCAATGTAAAAGATATTGTTTAGCTTCTAAGTAGTCAGAAGAAACAACTTTTTCAATATAAGCATCTTCAATAATATTAAAAATCTGTCCAACACCAGAAGATATATCAACCTTGTTTTTCCGAGTAATGGAAAAATCAGTATGATTTACATGACCTAATTCGTGGAACATAAAACCAAAAGTTAAGTCTAAATGCTTTTGTGTAATGTTATCGGGAAGTGACGGCAGATTAATTAAAACAGGTTTACCGTTAGAGTCAACAGATGTATAAGCGCCGTCTCCTTTATAACGAACTTGAACCTTTGAATTAGATAAAATTCTAGTGATACGGGGAATAGCACTTACCCACTTAAAAATATTGCTTAACATATTTAATCCCTCTTATTAAAACTTTAAGCAATATAACAAAAATAAATTAAAAGTCAATATTATGACTATGGCTTTCCTTAGAAACTGCCGAAACCTTTTTTCTCTATTTCCTCAACTGTTTTTTGTTTTATCTTAAAATACACCTTGAGCCCGCTGCGTTTTTCCTTTTTTTAAGCTTCGTATAATGAAGCGAATTTAAATCTATTAATACCTAACGGAGATAAAAATTTAGATAATTCTGTAATTGTACTACAGCTTTTTGTTACAGCAACGGTATCTATTTTTTTACTTCTTGTTTTTCCGCTGTTTAACGCGAAAGAATCAAATTGAGACTTGCCCATTTCATCTATATAATGAAGCTGAACACAAGCAACTGTAGCGGTAGAATTTAAAAAAACTACAAATTTTATATCATTCATACGGATTTCCTTGTAATATCATTAAATTACTATATGGTTTTGCGTTTTTAATAGCGTCAATTACTTCGGTATAATAAACTTCATTAGGGTCTTTACCCGCTGGTAAAGTAGCTATTTTCAGATTAAAACCAAAAGTATTTAATTTTTGTGCCGCTTCTAAAGCATCGAGGTAGGCCATTGACTCACCGTCCCACATAATAATTATCGTTCTTAAGCCCTGTTTTTTTAAGCTTAGAAAACGAGATAATTGGTCATCGGCTCCTTGTAAATTAATAGATAAATGCTTACCAAAAGAACCAACAACGCCAAAATCTTGTGACAAACCGCTTTTATCTAAAGCCATTTGTGTAGCTATAACATCAAAAACGCCTTCATTAACAATAATAGTATTATAACCGATAATGTTATTACCATTATATAAAAGCTTACCTGTTGAAGCCACCTGAGACGGAAATTGATATTTATTCGGGGCTAATCCGGTAATATCTCTGCCTTGAAATGTTACCAAGCTACCGTCCAAATCTCTAACCGGAATTATGATTCGTTTTTGAAATACTTGGACTTTCTCTCCGTCTTCGGTGTTAAAACGCCATTCTCCAGATTCGCAATATCGTAAATCAAACAATTGTGTATAATAATTATCTATACCACGTCTTAACAAATATTCAAGATTATCTCCATTTGGCAAAGGTAAAGGTATATTAGCGGGCAAAATTAATCCGTCATTGGTAACGTTTTTAATCGGCTGTCTATAGATTTTCTTAGGAATCCAACCCAATTCTTTACAAACATTTTCGATAATTTCATAAACTACGCTATTGTTATCTGCTTGAGAAACAGCTTTAACGAATCCGAATTTATTAAATTTCTTTTGGCACGAACCCGAAAAGCAGTTACCCAAACCTGTATCAGCATTTATATATACTTTCCATTTAGATTGTCCACAAAACGGGCAAGTTCTAACATTTAATTGTGTTCCGCTAGAGCCATAAGTTTTCTTATATGATATTCCTTCTCTTTGCAGATAATATTCAATATCAAAATTTTCTAATAAATCTTCACTCATTTGTAGCCCATAGCTCTTAAACGACATTGTACACAATCAACGCCAATATGCCACGTTATCTTTTTACAAATACGACAATAACACATTATAACTTTTTTCTTGCTCATGCGAGCAATAAAACAAGGACAACGCTTCTTATTAACATTTCCATTCTGGCAATTACCGCGACATAAGCACGGTAACGCTTGCACTGCTATTATTTCGTTTTCTTCCATTAGCTTTTCGCCAAAACTTTAGTAATAAATTTACCTTTAGAGATGTCTCGTTTAATTTTTAATGTAATATCCATTTCTCCAGTTCTTGACGCCGCAAAGAACAAACGCGCTTCATTCAGCATTTTTTCTTCGTCAGTACAGTTAATGGAAATAACAATATCGGCGGTTCTGATTTTACCCAAATCTTCTGCAACGTGTGTCATATCAGCAACTTTAGCTTTTACGCCCTCTCGGTTTGTCTGTGTTGCCGTTAATACTGCTAAATCATAATGTTGCCCGATAGCTCTTAAATCTTCGTAAATAGAGGTTAAACCGTCTCGTTTCTCACTAAAATTCATTTCTGGACGCATAATATCTGCATAATCAACAACCAGCAAATCATAATTAATATTTAAATCAGCCTGTCTTTTTTCAACCAATCTTCTAATATCAGAAGCCTTCATTTGACCAGTAGGAAATTCTTGAATATCTAAAATACCGGCTTTGCTCATAACTTGTTTCAAAACACTTTCGGTTGTTTGAATGTGCTGTAAATCTGCCGACAAGTCATTAATTTTTATATCAGCTAAGTTAGCGTCGCACCTTTCTGAAATAATATCTTTACTTACTTCCAAGCTAATATACAAAACATTGTAACCAGCCAAGGCAGCGTTTAGCCCAAAATTAACAAGACCCATAGTTTTACCGGTTTTAGGCCCGCCCATAATCAAAGACAGTTCTCTTTTACCCCAGCCTTTACTGCGCAAGCAATTATCTAATTCTGGAATGCCAGTGGTTATCCCTTGTTCCTTGGCTTTACCTAACAACAAGAGTCTTCTATTTTCCATACGCTCGTCTATACTTCCGAAATAACTATATGTTTCAAATTCAGAAGAAGCCCCAACCTGCAAAGCGTTCTTCATGGTTTTTTCAATATATGAAAAATCACCATTTTCTAATTTTGGAACACAATCAACAAAAGCTTTCTGTACTGCTTGGTGTTTAGCAAAAACAACGATGTCATCTATTAATTTTTCTTTCGCTACAAGCTTTTGCATAGTAAAAATTTGATTAAGCTTGTCTTTAACAATATCTTTTATGTCGTCACGGATAATCTTTTTATCCGACTTTTCTTTTAGCTCTTGAACCAATGATTTAATTTGAATGGCTTGCTTGTACTTTTTAAAATGTGCCAAGGCTATATCAACAATAATTCCGTTTGATACATTATCAAAATATTCCGGCTTTACCAACCCGTCTATTCTACGCATAAAATTTGTGTCTGTAATGATGTTGTATGTTAATTCGTCTTGAATAGACTCTCCAAAGTTATAGGTATTCATTGTGTCTCCTTCTCGTTGATAGAGCTAATATAGCAAATTAATTTTGTTTTTCAAGAAATAAATTTACTGACGGCTTCAAAAAATCATATTGACAACTATTTAACCACATCTCTTTTATTTCTTCTACAAGATTCGGATTATAAAGGTGTGTAACTAAAGGTATGTGCTTCCATAAATGTTCTTTAATTAATATTTTATTGGCAAAAGAAATATATAATCCATAAGGGATTCCTATCTTGTCCGCTTCTATTCTGCCTTTAATAACGGCTTTGATTGTGTGTTTTGGATTCTTGTATAAATCTTCTGCTTTTACTCCTCTTTTAACTATTGCTTCTTGGAAATCTTCGTACCGACGATAATATTCTTTGTATAGCCACTTATATTCTTCAAAGAAAATAATATTTGAATTAACTGGATGATAAAGCTGATAATCGGGCCACTTGGTTAAAAAAAGATTAGCTTCCTGAGAAACTTTAAAATCTTTCTTGGAAGCTAATCTTTCTAATTCATACCAATTCTTAATCAGTTTATTTGGACAATTGATGATGAACTCGTTCATTTTGTTTGCCGATAATGTTTCATTATGTTTTGGTTCTGTTCTAAATACCTGATAATCTCTAACCGGTTATTATATAATTTGTTATATTCATTCTTTGGAACGCAAATATAGTTTTCAACTTTCTTATACTGCGGATATTCTAAAGAAATAGGTGCCGGTGGAGTTGGATGTACTGTTTCTACATCATTTAATAATAGATTTTTGTTCGAGCAGGACATCAAGATTATGCAAAGCATTAAGGTCATTATCTTTTTCATCTGGATAATCTTTCTTCTTTTGAGAATTGTATTTAATTGTTGCGTTATTATTAGCGTCATTTACAACATTAATTTCGTTTGCTTGTTTATCAGCTTTGCTTAACTTCAATAAACAAATTTCTTTTTCCTGTTGTAACATTTCGATTCTTTTAGATTGTAAGCTCATTATACAAATCGAAATAACTAAACCGAAAAGTAAAATGCCAATAATTTTTGATTTCACCGGATTCATTATACAACAACTTTCAAAATAGTGGTATTAGAAGATGTTTTTTCTTTTGACTTAGAATGATACACTTGTAACAATTCATTAATTTTATAACCAATAATACCGTCTACGTTCTGCAAGTCAATAACAAAACCTAGGCGGTCTTTATTCTTTTTGAAAATCGTAGTGTTTAATGTTGCTCGTCCGTTAATATGTAATGCGTTAAAATTATAAGCATTATTACCAGTAAGACTCCCAGCACGCGAATAATTATAGCCAATACGACTACTGTGAATATGACCGGACAGAAAATAATCAATAGTAAGGCCCTCGTCAGAATATTTTGACTTAACCTGATTAATCGCTTTTTCCAAATCTTGAGAATATGTGTGACCATGCGTGGCATAAATATTTGTACCTTTATATGTTAATAATATTTCTAAACCTTCGCCAAGGAAATCAATATCAGAATTAATAAAATAGCCTTTTAACAATTGATAAATTGTATGGTCATAATTATCAGAAGCTATTTGTTTAGAAAAACCAATTTCCGGCAATCTTCTGGATTCGTTTCCCCAACAACTAACAATACTAATATGATATTTATTTGCAACCTCTGTAATAACCTGTTGTAATAATTGTACTGCACCGACAATAATGGAAGCTCGATTATCAACATTAGCAACAATTTCGTCTAGTCTTCTATCTGAATTTATTAAATCCCCCCCCAAGACGATTAAAACATCTTTGATTTTGTATAAATCAAAAACTTTCATAGATTCTAAAACATATTTTCTTAATCTTTGTCCGGCAACATCCCAATTATAAACATTATTGTCTAATTCGACTCCTTCGCCAAAGTGAGTGTCGCTAATATGTAAAATGCCAAAATCACCATTTTCACTTTTAGCGATGTTTGGTATTTTAGATTTTGTGCAATATTCCACTTTTTCTAAAATAGCCAACGATAATTCTTCTATGGTATTATAATACCGCGCCGTTTCTCTCCAAGTTTTTCTTTCAATTCTGTTTATATCTTGAGTTTTCTGGTTTTTTCGGACAAGTGATTGTGTATATTCTAACAATTCTTCTTTGCTTAAATCGTCTTGAATAACATCGCCGTATCTATCTAAACAATATTTATCACACAATCTATAAAAGGCGCTTTTAGAAATACCCAAAGCCTTGGCTGCTAAAAATTTGTTTCCATATTGCTTAATTGCACTAGAAACTTCTTCTAACGTTAAACTCATTATTTTACTCCGAAGTTGAACTTAGGAGTTTTTATATACTATTAAAATCATATTGTCAACAAAAAATATGTCGCCGAAAATTAATCCGGCGACATCCTGTATTAACGTTTATTTCCTAAGGTTTCTATGTCGTTCGACTCTATTCTTAGCCCAACCTCCGAACATACTAAGTGAAGGTCCTAATTTCTCGCATAGCGCTCGGATAACCGCGATTACCTTATTATTCATATTCCACTTAAAAATTCCGGCTAGTAAGTCTAAAATATTAAGCACCACACCCAGCACTAACCAAATAATGCCGAACCAAAATATTATATCTCCAAAAACCGGATATGTGTTGGCTAATTGCATAATCAACTCGAATAAAATTTCCCCTTCCATAGCACCCTCTATTCAACATAATGTTTCCTGTAACTTTGACCTTACATTATTGTATCATAGGTGGAATAAACAGCTCAAGGAAAGATTAACTCCGACCAGACTCCATTAATTTTCCTTTTTTCATAGCCTTGTAATACAGGTAACTCTTGCCTTCTGGAGCGTCTTTATCATCAAGCCACAAGACCGATTCTTCTGCAACCTTAGTTGGGTCGCCACGATTCAGCATAAAGAAATCAGAATAAAACATATTCATTGTGTAAAACCAGTCATACATATTATAACGTTTAGTTTCAAAATCAATTCCTTTAGCTTCGGCAACAGCAGTTGTTTCATCTAAAGACCAATGAGCACCAACTGTGTTATCATCGTTTTTCATTTCAGCAATTCACAGAGTTTTAAATCCGCTAATGAGAAATGAAAAATTATCTCGTCCAAACGAAACCACCAGCTGTTTTTGTTTTGCCTAGAATACATAAATTTATAGAACATCTATTAATTTTTGTAACTTCTGAGGCGGCTATAGTAGTCTCGAATTTATTAATAACCGTGTCTTCTATTGTCTTTTGGGATATAAATCCTTTAAATACAGGCGATTCTATACCTTTCTTACCATACATAGGGTTATTACTTCCTTTGGAATTTTTATTAAGCACATTTATTTTATGCTTTTGATTTTCCAATGCTGTACACCATTCTAAATTTTCTACTTTGTTATTTTCTTTATTGCCGTCAATATGATTTACTTGTGGCAAATTTTCTGTATTTGGTAGAAAACTTTTAGCAACCAGCCTATGTACATAGAATTGCTTGATTGAATTATGAGAATATAAATTAACTGCTAAATAAGAATTTTTAGAAAAAGTTTTTACAATCCGTTCTTTAGCGTTCTTATATTGTCTCTTAATTCTTCCAAGGTTACTAACCGAGTATTCGGTGTCTTCGATTCGTTTCCATATTTCTATTACGTTCCCCATCTGAAACACCTTTTCATTAAGCATTAAGCTAACGGATTGTTGAAGCCATTGCAATAACCGTCTCTGTTATCGCCCATTTTGGCTAAAAGTAAATTCGGGTCAATTCCATCCATTGTAGGATACCTTTCAAAAATAATAATATAGTTACAATTATATTCGTCAACTCGCTTATCGAACTACAAAATCTCGATTACGGGACTAATAGCTTTCCGGTGCAAGTGGCTATCATTAGATATAAGTAAGCGCTAATTACATATATTATTGCTTATATCTAGCACCTTTTCCCTCGAGAAAATCCATGCGAATATTGATTTTGTCTATATCTTCTTTACACTTGGCAATATCAACTTCATTTACGTCAACTTTTATTGCCAAACTGTCAACTTTTTCTTCGATACGCTGTAGTATAGTCGCATAGTTTTCCACTTGGTTAGTAATTTTGGTTTGTTCTTGATGAATACCTTCCAACTCCGCGTTAGTTTTCTGTGTATAACCAATAAAGAAACCAAGAAATGATATGAGCAGCGGTAGTCCATAATTTTTAAAGTTTTTTAAACTAAAAGGATTCATACTTCGACTCGTATCATTTGTTCAAATTACAAATATATTATATCCGTCTTTTTATCCTAATGTCAATAGGCAAAAGCGGAGAGAAAAATGCAGGTGTGGATTTACTACACTTTCTCTCCGCTTTTTGGCATTTGTTGTAAGTACAAACTATAATAAATAGCACTAAAAGTCAAAACAAAATTGTAGGATATTTTTACAAAACAAATATTTTTATAAAAGCAATCCCAAATCCAAAAACGAATCCATACATCAACTCAGCTAAATTTTTGGGCTGACCAATCCATTCCGGCAATCGGTACATCTTCGGATTATTCTCAAATAAACGCCAAGCTAAGAAATAACAAGGTGCGGCCATACACCCAATAAGAACATAACCCCATGAAATAAACGCCAGCGGTAACATTGGGCAACCATATCTTAATATAGAATACCAAAAATCATAATAACCACTATATAATTGTAACTGATAAGGGATATTAAGTTTATTTAGAATCCAATTGATTCCTTTATAAACCCAATCTAGCGGATAACGATACCACCGATTATAATTCGATTCGTTTTGATTATGATTTCTTCCGGCGTCTAAAATACAACCAATTGCGCGCGACCAATGCTGAAACTGAATCCACACCGAATCGACAACAGCTATTAGAACACCTAACCACCCCTCTGTTATTAAAAACATCGGAATTAAAGCGCAAATCATAACAATACTTTGAAAGGTACGAGAACCAATAACCGGAATATTTTCACCCCAACCGCCATACCAACGACGTAATAAAGCCCATAACAAACCGTAACATATTGCATTAAACATTTAATTTCTCCATGATTTTATCTAGTTTTTCGTCCATAAGAGCTTGTTTTTCTTTAATCTCCTGAACGTCTGCAACCAAAGCCTCTAAATATTCATTATCTTGCTTTTGCAACTCCTTTAAAATATCTGTATTAGTAGCTTCGGTTACATTCATAACGAAGTTCGCCACCTGCAAAATGTTTGCGAGTCGCGCCAAAGATTCCCATTCATCTACCGGGATATTAGCTTCGTTATTTTCATCCATATTATCGTCTTTCTATAATATTATACCCTATATTGCTGAAATAAATACAATTTTTCGCATAACTGATATTATGAATAGTTTATATCCTGTAGGAAGTGTATATATTGGTACTCAATCAACCTGCCCGTTAACAACTTTAATACCAAATAGTACATGGGAATTAATAGCCGCGGATAGAGTTTTACAGGGGTCAAGCGGCAGTCATGGCGCTGGTAGTACAGTTGAAGCAGGTGTGCCTGAAATTTACGGTACTGCAAGAGATGTTACTTCTAAATCGGATACTTCTCAAATTGCGACAGGAGCTTTTTACCCTGTACAAAATTCTGCTGGTGGTAGAGGCGGAACTTATAATGGAACTAATGGTTCTACTGGTTATTGGCGAACAGGATTCGCGGCGTCTCGTTGTTCCTCTGTTTACGGCAAATCATCTACTGTCCAACCACCCGCCTATGTTGTTAATATTTGGCGTAGGAGTACATAAACAAAAATAAAGGCATCCGTTCTGGACGCCTTTATTTCTTAGACTAGAATTTTTTAGTTGATAAGAAGCAAAAATATCTACTAAAAATCTCCTCGCAGGTGACCACCCCAAGCAGTTCTAGTACATAATAATATGACAAATTATTGTCTTCAATAAGTGTTCGAACAACTTATGATAATAAATTACTTTCAAATTTTAGGATAATCAAGCAAAATTTTTATTATTCCTAGGATTTTATTTTTCTTTTTCTCAATAAATAAATTCAGATACAAATATAAACATAAGTGGTCAAAAATTAACCACAGAGAGGTTTTATGTCTCTCTGTGGTATATCCCTAGCTAAAATTAGCAAATTGCTCTGTAGAGCTAAAAAATAGGGCTTAATTACTTCTTTTTAGTTTTCTTGCACGCCATGGTCAGTTTTCTCCAAAAAATAAATTTATCTCATCTTGTTTCCAAGGTTTGATATTTTCAAAAATTTCTCCGTCTCTAATCTTCTCCCACTCGATTCTTGCTTGAGAGAAATCTCCGGATTCGATATATTTCTTTATATCCGAATCGCTCCAAGCGTCGTATAAATAATATATCAAACTCTTTAACGCTTCTTTCTGGTTATCATTCCAATTGCCCTCCGGAAGCTTTATTCTATCTAAATGAGCTTTTAATACTTTTTTAGCTTTATCTTCGGTAATTGTATCTCCCTTTTTTACAGGAGAACCGTCTTCATAATTATCTAACCAATAACCAATATGATACTTACCGCTGAAACAAGGTTTTGCTTCGGGATAAAACGGGGTATATTTTGTTATTAATTCAAGAGCTGTTGTCATTGATTTTCCCTTATATATTCTAATTTTGAATAGCCATTAACGTCAAAACGACCATAACCACCCCATATAGAATCAGCAGCAGAACCTCCGCTCCAAGCAGCGTTCTTTCCATTATAACCGTTACTTTCTAATTCTACATCAAAATAATTATTAAATGTAGAATCCCGATTAACAGATATAGTACCGCCTCTACCGACGCCACCTGTCGCACCTGCTCCATAATTACATTGAATTAAGGTGTACCAAGTATTTAGGTTATCCCAACTGGCTACTTGTAAAATAGAAGCGGCTTGTTGTCCGCCCGTAATAATTCTTAAATAACATCGGGTATTAAAATACATCTTACCAATAAAACCCGCTGCTGACCCTGGGCCGTTGCAGCCGATGTAGCACCAGCAGGTCGTATTGCCGCCGCCAATTAACCAAATTTTATAAACACCGGGCATATAAATAGGTATAACATCCGAAGTTACCGTTGAAGCCGGATTCGCCATTTCATATACAGATTGCGAGGGAGTATAAGATTGCAGATTATAAACTAATTGGTTATTGTAATATACTTTTTTAATAGAATAAGCAACACCGGAAGATGTTGTAAATATCAATCCAGATGTTGCCCTATCTTTTATTTTTTGACCATTAAAATATATTGCCATGAACTTTATTCTTTAACAAAGTAAATAACACCAGATTCCATAGAAGACGGTACCGAATCGACCAATTTAAATTTATTATTAATAAAATTAGAATTTACGCTTTTTTGAGATACGTCAGTAACTGCAATGTTTGGTACATTTATTTGAGTTGTAAAAGTTTTAATACCAGAAGCCGATTCGTTCCCGGAGTTATGAAAGACAGTTTTATCTAATTCGTCTAAAGTATCTTCTAATCCGTCAATAATTTGGACATTTATTTTATTATTTGCCATAATATTTCTCTATTTATTTAACTGATTACGCCAAGATTGTCTAAGATTATGAAATTGCTCGGGGTCATAAGGTAATGGTTGATTAGCCAAAAAGGCTTCTATATTTTTAAGAAGCTTATAATCTGTTTTGGCAAGTTTTTGTTTTAACTTGGCTTCTTTAATTTCTTTTTCGGAAACTGATTCGTTTTTATTTTTAATAAGACTCCAAGCATTTTTATTAAAAATAATATCGTAACCTTCCTTGGCTGCGGGAGGTTCTAATAAAGTTCCGTTTTCTGGAATAAGATATTCACCCGGTTTGGCAGCATTTTCATATAAAAATTCTGTACCGATGAGTTTATGAGAGGTCTTGTCATACAAATATACAATTTTGTCTGTCATTATTTTACCCTTTTGTTTTTTATATAGTATAACAAAACAGACAAAAGAAATCAATAAATACGAGAACCCCTGCATCTTCGCAATAACTAGGATAACAGGGGTTGTAGAAATAAAGACACCAAAATAATACTTCTAAATTACAAAAGTGTCAACACTTATTTAATATTTTTTATTGGTGCCAAACTTGCCAATAATAATATTATAATTTAAGGTCATCAACATCATCTGTATCAGATGTTATCTTTATAGCATATAAATTTTAAAAGTCAATAAGTTTTTGATAAAAATTTAGGATATATCGAAGCCGGTCTGCCAGATATTACTGGGTCAGCCACAACCACAACGATTTTCAACAATACTAGAAATCAGGGCGGAACATCTGGCGCAATAACAACAACCCAAAATGGAACAATAGCCCTTTCAAGTGGCGGTGGTCAGCAAGGTTTATATTCGATGAGCTTTAAAGCAAGCGATTCTAATGATATTTATAGCAAATCATCTACGGTTACTCCTTTAACAATAACAGTAAGATATTTAATAAAATACTAATATTTTATAAGATACCGAACTGTTAAAGTAAGCGGTGTTACTGTATTGCTTTTACCATAAATCGAGGAAACACTTGAATTATTATCGGAAGTTCTATTTTCATAAGTATAACCAAACCAACCAGAACCAACACCAACACCGTTATTTCCGCCGTCTGGTATACCAGGGTCTTTGAAACGACAGCTAGTTGTATGAGTGTGGGTAATATCTGGCAGACCGGCTTCGATATATGTACCGACTGTTTGAGAACCCATTAAATACCGATTCGTCATATTTGGCAAGCCGAATGTAGTAGAACCGTCACCCGTGCCGTATTCAGTGCCGATAGCAGCAAACAATTTGGCATAGGTAGTTCTGGAAACGTTTTGACCATTGCAATCTAACCACCCAGAGGGTATAGTATTACCCATATAAGGCATAACCATTCCGGCTGGAAGGAATGTATTCATAATATCAGTTATGCGACTATTTGTCCAAACAGTTGTGGCGATATGATTAGTGTTGCTGTTTGCTGAAGGGGATGGAGCGTAAGCCAGCATTGTTCCGTCTGGATAAATGTCAACCCCTATTTGAGCATATTTTTCAACACCATCAATAGTTCTGTTTGCTTGAATACGCGCTCTGTGTCGCCCATCTGTATCCTTTTCAAATTCTAATGCAGCCCACCTTTTTCCATTTTTATCATTAGCGTTTACATTTTTATATAACTTTACAGTAGGGTTTTCATTGAAATCAATTTCATTATGCTGTAAATATATATTTGAAAAAAAAACCTTATTACCAACAATAGATTGGTTTCCGGTTAAGCTGACTTTTGAATTTAATTGTTGTGCCAAGTCTTCTTGATTCGCTATATTGCCTTGAATAGCACCCCAGTTTAATGTATCTCCGGCAACACCTAAAAACTCCCAATGGTCGCTAAACCAATAGTATTCCTGAAATTGTCCGGCATTAACATAACCAACCAAATAACAATCACCATCTAAGTTGTTTTCTGTCGGTAAATCATTAATGGTATCTACACGCCCTTTTACTTTAATAACCGTACCGAGTCTATCTAAAATATCTTGGCATTGTTGCTGGCTTTGAGCCGCCTCAGAAGCTGAATTGGAAGAAGCTTCCGCCCAACTTTTAGAAGCCTCCGCATAAACACGACTCGAATGTTCATCTGCTTCTATTGCCTGAACTTCTTTATCTGTACCGGTTGACCAAGCTCTTGCCTTAGCAATCTCTACTTCTGCGTTTGCATTAAAGTCATTTGTTTTGCTTGTAGCATTGTCATTAAAAGTTGTTGTTTTACTGGCCGCATTCTTATCAAATGCTGTGGTTTTATTTGTGGCATTTGTATTAAAATCGTTAGTCTTATTTGTAGCGTTAGTATTATATTCTTCTAATCCCTCGGCTCTTTCTGCGTCAAAGGTATTTTGAATTTTAGAAATCTGATTGGCGCCTTCTGCAATAACAAGACCAACCTGCTTTGTACCCTCCGCTGTTACACCCGCTTGAGCTTCATTAAAATCTAACGGCTCCGGATTCGGTAATTCTTGGTCGTTATCCCAAGACAAAACGCCATTCTCTACTTTAGGAACAAAAGTAGCTCCGTCACGACCTACAATTGTTTTTGAAAACCAACGCAATTCTAACTTTAAATTAGCAGGAATCGGGCTGACAAAAGTAACTCGTTTACCCATTTCTGTAATTTCGTAGTTCTCGGTAGGAAGAATCGTGTGTTCTACTAAGACCATCATATCTTCCTTAGTTTCACAATTCTCGCCAACCAAATCAACATATAATGTTTCAGATATAGGCGTTCCCAAGTCCATTAAATTTAATTTAGAAACATTAGCAACTTTTTGCCAAGTAGCATTAGAACCGTCTTCATTAATATCTACTAAGCCATAAAATTGTCTATCAGTTGTATTAAACCACATACAACCTAAATCATCAAAAGTAACATCGGGAGGAGTAGGGCCAGAAAAATTCGTTTTTAACGAATCATCTCTGTCCAACAACATTTGTCTACTATTTTTAACCGCATCTCCGCCGAGAATATCAGGATATACTTGCATTATTTCATCTTCCTAATAGAACGAGTTATAATATGTTGTGGAGAACCGTCGCCCCCAGAGTTTCTAAATCTAAGTAGTTCGCCCCATAAACCACCATTAGAACCGACTACCTGCCAGTCAGACCAAGAACCGTCAGCAGGGATTTGTGTTGTCCAGTTACCACCGCCGGAAGTAGCATTTGTTTCAGCTAAATAATTGGGGCTGGCGGGGTTCATTTTACCAACGCTTGTGTTTCCATATTTATTAAAGCAATTTCTTCTATCGGGCATACGGAAAGTCGTCGTTCCGTCTCCAGAAGAAAACTTGCCGTGTAAGTGGTCATTAATCCAAGAAACATCGGTAACAACCATACCGTAACTAGTAGCAAAATTCCAAGCTTCTGGATAATCCGAACGTTTTAATACCTGTCCGACTTCTTCAACCCAGCCAGAAGGAATAATGTCACCGTCCCAATCCATTCTAAAACCAATTGGGAAGCCTTCAAAGCCTTGCTTAATAGGAATCCAAACGCCGTCGCCTCGCAAAAAGTTACTTCTATTATTTATACCCGGAGCTGGCAATACGCCGGTAGCACCGTCATTTTGTTCTGTAGCACCTTTAAAGGTAGCATAAGAAGATGTGTTAACGTTAGACATATCTTTCTTAGCCAAGGTTGCAACAATATTGTCAATACCGGTTTTATCATAAGTTCCTACTTGTGAAGCTGTAACTTTGTGCGGATTAGAAACATTATTTAAGTGAGCATTAAATTGAGTTGTATCTACATTTACTTTATTCAAATCAGAAAGCAATACAAAGCCGTCTGTAGCTTCTTGAACACCTGGGTCAAAACATAAATAAAGTTTACCTTTACCGATGACTTTGCCTTCGTCATTTATTTCTGGCTGATAATAAAACTGGCCCTGAACGATGTCAGTCGGAAATTCATCGCCAGCAAAATTAGTTCGGTTGGACATATCGTTATTCATTAACGCTTCCAAACTATCAGACATAAAATCATCTTCTGTTAATATTCTATAAGCTTGTGTCATTTAATATCCCTCCGAAACCCACGATAAAGAACCTGATAATTTATTTCCTTGTTCATCAAGCAATCTAAATAAAAAGCCCTCTTTGGTAATGTTATCAATTTCTACTTTATGAGCAACTTCTGTGCCACCAGATTGAACTCCGATAACTTTGGGCGGTTTAATATATTTTCTACTAAATTTTACCACACCATCGTTGCCAGAATCCACTAAGTTATCGCCTCTATCGAAAACATCTGGCACGTCAACAACCATTTTAAGCTTTTTCAGTCTTATTCTATCCAAACCAACGCTTCGTAAAACCATACGAAACATAGCTGATTCAAATTCATAATAACCGGGAATATAAGTTGTAAACTTATCATAACCGATTGGCGCACCGCGTTTTAATTCTGCTTCAAAATCAACGGGATTAGTAGGCAATTTAGAAATATATAAGTCAGAATATACACCATTTGCCTTACGAATCCAATCGTCCGAAATCTTCATTTCTTCGTTAAGCTTTTGTTTAATCTTTTTTGCAATGCTTGACGAAATATATCCAACTTCTTCAAATTCTCTGACGAAATGCGAAATTCTTTGATTGCGAGATTCAATCATAAAATTTTCATATTCGGTTTTAATAACCTTTTTAGCCAAATCTTGACTAATATTAAAAGTCTCAAATAATCTACGTCCGAGAATACGGTCAAATTCAGAATCGATAACTAATGAGTTTTCAACCAAAGCGTCGTAATCAATATAATAAAAATCGTCCCATGGTTTACCACCATCGGCAGAATCCCACTCAAAGGTAGCCTCAAACCAATGTATTAAAGCCTTTTTATTATAATGAATTACTGCGCCCATTTTAAGCCATGGTAAAAGTAAAGTCTAACTCTAAACTATCTAACGCGCCTTTATTAATAACTTCAAAAGTTGTTCTGTCAATAAAAACATCTGCCGTGTTTTTAACACCGGCTTCTGTAATAGCTCCTGTAGCAACACCGGGCGCGAAATTGGCAGCAATCATAAAGCTTTTAGTATTAGCTGTATGCAAATATTCGGCGTCTTGTTGTGCAAGCTGACTTTCCAAGGCGACATCTGTACCAACTTGAGGAGTTGTACCAGTGCCAACCGCAATAATACTCATGTGAGCCGGTCTAGTAGGAGAACCAATAGCAGCAGCAATAAAGTCAAATCCGGTATTTAAGATGATGTTTTTAGAAACGGTTTGTTTACAAACACCATTCGGGCCAATTAATTTTGCGTGCATTACACCGGATAATTGAATTGTGTTTTTCATTATTTTCCTCTATCTAAGATTCATTTGATTAAAAGAGCCTAAAGGAGCTAACGATTTAGATTGAAATAAAATCTTTAAATCCTTTGAGAAACCCACCATTAAAATTCTGGTTGTAGCAGATTGACTAATACAAATTAAAATTGGTTCGTCTCTGCTAAAGTCGGTATTTACTGTTAATGTCTCCTCGTTACTGTCTTTTAATGTGAAAGCTCTAGTAGTATCACTATAATATAAGTGCATTAAAGCTCCCGTTTCCGTATTGAGTAATTCAATATAACCAGAAGAAACCAACAATCTTGGCCGTACCCAGAATTTGACGGAAAAGATTTCTGGAATGTTTATATTATAGCCTAACGAGCCTTGGTCGTCAACAACAATTCCTTCTCTAAACCGACCATTACTATATCGGTATGTTATAGCTTCAATAGGTTGTGTACCCATTACTTCTCCGTCTGGAGAGAAATAAAACGGGAAAGATTCTAATACATCTGCGGGTAAACTTGTGCTTGGTAATGCCATTTGACGTTCAATTTGAACGTTGTCAAGAGAAGCTTTTACAACCCACGGAGATTGAGTTTCATAAGAGTTCCACCTATTATGAAAATCTTTCCATTTAGGAGAATAAGCAATAGTGTCAACTTCGTCTTCCGAAATAATACGAGAATATAATTCTTCTCCTATATCTACATACCAGTTATATTCGCCATATTTTGTATTTTCTCGAACAATCAAATCATCATTAATTAAATCCATATTTAATCTTGGATGAGGGAATCCATCTCCAGATTCGTCATAAGTAACAATGATATTCTTAGTTTGGTGTTCAATCGCCATTGGTGAGGTATAAATAGCATTTGCCGAGAAAACCCCGAATTGGTCAATAGATTTTATCCAAAACTTACGATTGTAATAACCGTTAATAGGAACGGAATGAGAATAACCAGCAACATCGGCAACAATTGTGCCAGAACCCCAAGATTCGCCTTCTTTAATACGGAACTTGACAACTGTCTCATCTAAATTATTCCATTTCAAAACGATAAAGTCGTTGTTTTGAACCGACATAAAATCAATCGGGTCAAGAGGCGGGTCTAAAGTAATAGTAGCGTATGCTGGAGCTTCCGATTCGTTTCCGAAAGCGTCTTTGGCTTTAACCATAAAATTCTTAGTACCGGCTTCTGTATATTGAATTGTATAACGGTTATTAGAAATATTTTCATCAATAAGCGTTCCAGATACCCATTCCGTACCGGATTTAATGATATAACCAACGACGTCTGCCTCATTAACAACATCCCAAGCCAACATTAAACCCTGACTTGTTTTGCGAATTTCAAAGTTTTTAGGTGTTGCCGGAACTTTATCCTTTCCTAAGACTGTGTAAGATATAATCGGAGAAGCATTAAAATCAGCGCGACGACCTGCGCCGTCGTAAGCAACGACTTTAACTTGGATAGTATCTCCGTCATTGAGGTTTTGGATTCTGTACGTCGATGTACCGTTTTGCGCTTCGCCGATTTTTTTAAAAGGTAACTCCTCTGTTTTTCTGATATATATATCTGCACCAAAATATGTATTAAGTAAAGCTGTGTCCCAGCTAATTATTACATCTGTTGTAAATGAAGAACCGTTTTTAATTAATTCTTCTGTAGCCGACAAGTTATAAACTGGTTCTATTCTTGTCGAAATATCCGAGATAATTGGGTCATTGCCCTCATAATTGTCATAATCATAAAAGGCGTCTGAATATTCTTGACCGGTAATTTTAATTTGTTCTGTGTTTAAACCGGACATTGAAGTAATAGCAAACTTCTTTTGGTATCTATCTTTATATCCAAACAGCCAATTAGAAAATGTTTTCGGTTCCCATTTTAAGGGATTTTGTAAAACAATAGTAGAAAGCTCTTTATAAGCGTCTGTAACAACTTCTGCTTCTTCTAGTACATCTGTGTCCCAAAGCTCAATATTGCTCCCTGCGGCCAAATTTTCGGCACTAGAAACGATAATTTCAGTAAAGGGAGAACCCGGAATGATTTGCATGATTTCTATATCTTTATCATCACAAATTAAACGTCTGGCTTTTTCTGTAAATTTACCCGGAATAAATACTGATTTTCCTACCACGCTTTGAATAATGGTGTCTAACCGTTTAACTGCGTCGTGATGAATTAAAACCATATATTCTTGGTCGTCCTTCATCGTAACAGTACGGTCTAAGTTTAAAGTTTCAACAGTGCTATTTGGTTTTAATTTACCGCCATAACCCCATTGCGGAACATCATGCTGAACAATAATTACATCGCCAACACTACAACCAACAGATTCAATAGGAGCTGCAAACTCAACTGATTGCTGTAAATATTTATTTCGTAAAGATAAACGTTTACATTCCATTCTTGCTTGAGCTTCTTTTGTAATACCCATAATAGTAGTAGAAATTTCTTTTAATTCTTTTTGCGAAGAAACACTTTCAGAATCTACAATTTTTATACTAGTCTGCTTATAATTATCATCTTTGTTATAATAAGTTAAAGTTAATGAATTAGCTCTATCTGCTAATCCCGACCAACTAGTGCTTAAACTATCTTTAACAATATTAGAATTATTAAATAAATATACTGCCTCTCTTGGTTTATCAATAGCTAAAGAAAATTTAGTTCCGCAAATTACTAAACTTGCGTGTCCAACCATTAATACACTTTTTAATACATCCCAAAGATTAGAATTGGTGGAAAAATATCCATTAAATTCAATATCATTTTCTTCACAATATTCAGCCCATTCTATAAACTTAGGCATATCAATTCGAGAAACGTCTATCGAACCACCATATCTTTCGTTAGTTAACAAGTCAACAGCAATCCAAGCTGGGTTTACAGTCCATTTTGTTTCTAACAAAGTTCCGTCATAATCATAATGTCCACATTTAATACCTTTTACATCTGCCGTAATATTTGGTGTTGAACTTAATTGTCCGTCTAATCTGACTTTTACACCCATTAAAGCAGTATAATTATATTGAATATCATCTAATATAATTTCATTGAGATTTGTCCAAATAGCTTCTGTATAAGAAGTATGCGTAAATTTACCTATAACTTGTTGCGTTGGAGCTTTAGCCGTGGTTCTTCTAATTCTAACATCATAATAATCCATTTTTAAACGGCCAGAAGAAATAGTTCTTCTAATCGGATTAGTAGAAAAACCCGTTAAGGTTATATTGTTTCCGTTTTGAGAAACAAAAGATTCTGGTGTTGCAGTATTATTTGTAACTTTAATATCCCAAGCAGAATAATTATAAGTATAGCCAGAAGGTAAAAATGTTAAATTATAAATACCGCTAGAATATTTATCATACTTGCATAATAAATCTGGAGCAGGAACAGGATATTCAACGCCGGTAGGAGAAACAGCTACAAAGCTTTTTTTCATTGCTTCGATAAAGTTTTGAATAGCGTCTTCTGTTTTATATTGTTCCATTGGAACGTAAATATATATTTGTTTTAATGTTTCGCCGTCATAAACAGTATCGAAATCTTTATAAATAACGCCATGAAAAGCGTAAATATGTTCTACGCCATATTCATCAACAAAAACAAATTGGTCACCGTCATTTATTTCAATAATGTTTTTAATGTAACCAGAAACTGTTGAACCAAGTCTTTTCCACCCATTGTCGTCTTCGGAAGTAGATTTATATTCAACTTGAAATGTTACAGTACCACCCGCCGAGCTACCATTGCCAGATTCGCTAACGTATGAATAATATAAACCATAAGGAAAAGTAATGTCGATAGAAAATTTATCTAATTTATTAGTTGTCCGCATATACAACCAATCGGTTGTAATTTCTACACCTTTATACTCCGAAACATAGGTATCATCAAACCAAGGTATGATTTCTTGATTTGGCACACCATATCTTTTTTCAATTTCGATATTTGAAAACTGGTTTAACGGCTGCTCATTAACTAAAATGTTTTCTATAGCTTCGACTTCGCCCTCACTCAAAGCCTGTAAGATATAAAAATCTTGTGTATCACCAACATTTTCTGTTCTGAGTTGTATGCAATTGCCCGCAATTCTATATTCGCCATAACACAAAGCAACAGGAATACCTTCTTTTGCAACAGTTTTGGCTCCATCAACACCGTAGGTATCTTCAAACGAATCAGCTTTTTTATTTCCTAAATCTGGTCTATTCCAAATAAAAGACGAAGCTGTCGTATAAATTCCCCCTGCCATCATACCTAATTTGAAACCAGCCAAGGCACCAGCAGGGTTAAACCCAGATGCAACAAAACCGACAGCCGTTGCTACCACCACTATTAAAGCAGCGTAAATCATTCTAAAGGTTTGTTTACCAGAACTATTTCTTCCGCCACCCAAAAGATTTGGAGATACAATTAACATAGTATCTGGTAATGGTTTTATTTTTTTACTTTCTTCTATAGTAATTGCTTTAGCGTTATAAATAATTACCCAATCGTAATCTTCGGGTAAATCATACAGATAATCATATAATGTTTTATCATTATCCCAAATTAATTTTCCAACTTTTCTTGAAACGTATGGCTCTAAAGGATTGTGAATTACAACAACATCTATATAACGTTCTTTTACTTCTAAAACATTACTCATAATCGTAAGCGCCTAAAATGTTATTCTTCCAATAATCTATACGTTCTATTATAACACTATCGGCTCTATCCCAACAATGAATAAATTGCAATTCATTTAGAATGAATCCTATGTGACAACCAAATCTCCCCATTCTTAAAACTATCAAGCAATGAGGTTTAATATATATATCTCCAAAAGCATTTCGTATAACTCTTGTAGATTCTTCTTTTGTTATTTTATGCCAGCGAGTATCAGCTTTACCAGCTTCCAAATTAACTTTTTTGGCTATTTCAGCAAAATCTGGATTACTATAATATTCTGGAATTTCTTTACCGTGCCGACGGTACATTTCCTTTACTAATCCATAACAATCGTAATAATCCGGGCCTCTTCCACCAAGTTTATAATGTTTGTCTAATAAGTCTCTAAAGTCTATCATGATTGAGGAATCCCCGGAAAACCACCGTAATTTTTAGTGTTATTATGCGCTCTACAACCATTAGAACCTGACAAAGTATAATCACAAGTTTCTAAATCGCCTTTGTAGCCACAATGTTCGCTTTTATAAAGCCAACTACACACTTCTCTATAACAATAACGTCTCGGACACCTTTTATCTAATGGATTCTCGGCTCCTAAAGTAACGTTAATAGCATAATTTGAATTAGAAGTATATAAAATTTCAAATTCTTCTGAAACTTCCGGCGGCTGGTCTAAAGCTCCGGTATTAACGAAAATTACTCTTACTTTAAAACCCGTAGCTCCTTTATATTCTTGAATTGCCGCTTCTACCGCTCTGGTAGCGTCATAAAAAGTTAAAGATAAAGTCGGAGCTTCATCTGCCGTTTTTTTTACTTCTAACTCAAAAGATGTAGCTAAATAAGTATGACCTTGATATTCAATATTTTCTTTATTGTTCACAAAATATAAAGTTTCTATAAATTGGCGAGTACGAGGGTCTGTAACATCTATTTCGATAAGATTTAAAAATGGTTTATTTGAAAATAATTTATTCTTTTCAATTACAGAACCAACACTAAGAAAATTAGCCATTGCTATACCTCTTTAATTGTTATAGAACCACTATCCCAGCGAATCGTTTTACCAGCCCCTTTATATGTCCAAGTAATTTGAGACTTAAATCTTACCAATACTTCTTCCTCAGAAGTTGGGTCTGTCCAATAGAAAGCATCAGAGCCACCCATAACGTCGTCCCAAAATTTATCTAACTCTTTTTTCTGGTCTTGGTGCATATTAGTAAAACCAATGGTCCAAGTTCTTTTAGGTGCAGAAGTATAACGCGGTCTAGTATATTCATAACCACCGTCGGTTTGTAATTCAATAGCTGGGTTATCTTTTACTTCTGTAAATTTAGCCGAATCTTGTAATTCTTGCAAAGGCATTGTTAAAGTAGCCATTATCTCATTGCTCCTGTCATTCCGTCTCTAAAAGAACCGGGTTGATTCATATTCTTCAAAACAACGTCTAAAATCATTTTTTCACCATCGAAACGTGGTTGACTTTGTTGTGCTGTAACTTGTTCTTGTGTATTATTAATTACATTTACTGTTACATTAGCTTTAGAGTTCCCCATAGCCTTCATTTGTTCTTTGGTAAATACTCCTTCGCCCTTTTGTAGTATAGTCGGAACTTCATCAGATTTCAAGCCCGCAACACCCCCGTCATGATATTTTGTTGCTCCAGCAAACATTTCTGGCGTTACCATTCTAGTCATTCCTTCTTTACCAACTATTCCGCCAGTATGATTCATCATAGCGCCGAATATTTTATCATATTCTTCTAAACTACCAAAAGACCCGTTTGCAATAGAATTTTGACTAAAACCCATATCAGAAAAAGCGCCTTCAATTCCGCCAGAGGTTCCGCTCGTAAACATATCCCCCAAGCTACCTAAAAGGCCAAATATACCGCCACTCATATTTCCAGATGTGGTATCGCTTTTTCCAGATTCGTTCATGCCTAGTGCAGACATAGCTGCTTTAGCGAGAGTTGCTTTAATAGTTATTTTAGTTAATTCTTGAATAATAGAATTGGCAAAATTTCTAAAATTAAACTCTCCAGTTTGAGTGAAGTCATATAAAGCGTCGGATAAATTTTCAAATGTACTACTCCATACATCATCTATTTGACGACCAAAATTATTCCACTCCTCTAAGGTTTCTTGTAATGCTGTTTTATGTTTATCCTTCCAATCAGCTTCTGCAAAAGCTCTTTTATCCGCAATAAGCTTATCGGCTCTTAATTTTTCTTCCGCAGTTAATCTGTCGTAATGCAATTCTTTTTTGGCGTTAGATACAACCAATTTTAAATAATCATCAAGATTATCCGTTTTTGAAGCTTGTAAGTTAGCCCAGCCCTGTTCGATTTCATTAGTCATTTTATCTAATGCAATCAGACCTTTGGTGTGTTCTTTAACAGCAACTGTTTTCTCTATAGTAGCTTTTAATTCTTCTCGTTTAGCTTCTGTCAATTTAACTGTCTTGGCATATAACTGACCATATAAAGCTACTTCTGCACTAGTAAGGTCTACTCCTTCTGCTTGTAACTTTTGAGACAATTCTAATTGAGTTGCGTAATTTGTAGCAGTTTCAATAATTTTGTCTTCTGCTTTAGCTTGTAATTTAGAATTAAATGCACTTTTCTGTCTTTCTTCATTTAATTTAGCTAATCTATCGGTAAGCTTTCCTGTTTCTTTGGTTAATATTTCATAAATTTCAGCTTCGTTTTTGCCAGCTTTTTTTGCATTTTCTACAATAACCCTTGCTTGTTCTTCTGCTTGAGCTTTATAAATACGTCTCATATCCGGAGTATCTGCAACAAATTTGTTCTTCTCCGACGCAGCCAACATTTTGGTATATGTTGAAACAAATGTTTTTTGTATTGCTTCTAATCTAGTTCTAGATTCGACAATTCTTAAATCTATTTTATCTAATGCTATATTAGTTTCTTCTACCAAAGTAGTAAAAAGATTTCCAATGGCAGTTACAAGATTATTTCTTAATTTTTCTGGCAAATTACTATTCGCAATAGCATCTTGCGCTTCTAAAATACTAAATTTAATATCATATAATTTTAAATTATATTCGTCTAATAAAGCACTTCTTTTTCTTGCTCTTTCAATAGAATCTTCCTCTTTATCAATTGCTTGACTTTGTTCGGCATACCAAGCTTTTAAGGCATCTCTAGATTTATTTACATCTTCTACTATGTCTTTATAATATTTAGTGTTTTTGCTTGCTTCTATTGCCTTTTGTTCTCTTTGCAAATCAATCATTTGTTGCAAAAGAGGGATTCTAGCTTTTAATTCGTCGTTTTCTTTTTGCAATTGCCAAAGCTCTTGATAACCCTTTGTGTCATTAATACCAATCGCGCCAAGAGCTTTTATTCTATTTTGTAAACCGTTAATTTTTATTAAATTAGATTCTAATTGCTCGGTAACATTATCTAACTCATCTTTAGCGGTTTCATAAGTAGATTTATTATATTCAGAAATTCCCGGCTTACCAGCTTCTATAAGCAGATTCATTTCTTTTAATTCTTTATTTAATTGTTCGACAGCAGCACGTTGTTTTTCTGTTTTAATTGTCCAAGCTTCCCAAGCCACTATTAAACCAGAAATAGCTGTTATTAATACACCTATCGGATTAGCAGCAACAACAGTCCACAAACCTGTTAGTGCTTTTTTTATAATAGCTGTTGATGTAGCGAAAACATTGGCAGCAGCAGAATACTCTACACCCATAAGAGTTGTTACTTCTTTACCAGATTTATAAGTTTCTTTAATATAAGAAAGAAAACCTTTTAAACCTTTAGAAACAACCACGCCACCTGCCGTTGCTTCAACCAATTTAAAACCGCTAGCTATTTTCAGAAATAAATTTTTAGTAACAATAATATTAAATATCCAAGCAATTTCTTTGCCTAAACTAGCTATAAGCCCAATTAAAGGAGACATAGCATTTAAAATAACATTTAATGTAGCAGCAATGCTTTTCCCAGCTTCTAAAGCTTCTGGAGAATCTAAAAACTCAATAAGTGATTTTATTCTTTCTTTAATATTGTCAATTAAACCCGATTTTTCTGCCGCTTCGTTAACAAATAAAGTAAATTCTGTTCTTAATTTAGAAATTAAACCGCTTGCCGTTTCCATCATACTTTGAGCGGCACCACCATATAAGCGAGAAAACTCTCCAAGCATTAATGCTATAGCAGATTTACTTTCTACAACACCTTTAGAAATTAAATTAGTTAATTGTCCAACCGACATACCAGCGGCGTCAGCCATTGCTTTCATAGCAGTTGGAACAGCTTCACCTAACTGTTGGCGTAATTCTTCCATAGAAACAACGCCTTTACCCATCATCTGTTGAATAGCAACACCAGCACGTTCTAATTCTTGTCCGCTACCACCGAAAGCCGCAACTGCGTCAACTAAAGCATTTAAAGAACCGTTAGCTGGTTGAAGCCCTACTGTATCGAATTTAATAAAAGCATTTTGTAATTCGGAAATAGCAAATGGAGCATTTTTAGATAAATTTAATAAATACTCCATTTTCTCGTTAACTTCTTGTAAACGAGCAACGGGTTCTGTCTGTTTAGACAAACCCTCCATTAATTTTCTTAAACGTTCAAATTGAGAAGATACACCAAGAATACTACCATAAATATCGGTAGTAACCATTTTTAAGTTAAGAAAAGCAGCTCTCGCCTGACCAATTACAATCATCCAATCTCTAAGATGAGTAACCATGCCTTTAGTTGATTTCTCAACTTTAGTTTGTTGTTTATACAGCTTAGACATAGCGTCTGTTTGCTTTTTTGTAGCCGTAACAGAAGCCCTGAGCAACTGATTCATTTCTGAAAATTGAGTGTTTAACTGGTCAAAACCCTTTGCCACAGCTTGAGCATTGGATTCAAACATAATTACAACATCAGCTTTAGAAAAACCACCAGTCTTAGCCATATCTTATTTTCCTTAACTTCTCTAAACCTTTGCGGTCTAAGGTTTCTTGTCTTGTATCATATACAATTGGATGTCCAAATGCTTTCTGCGCATTTGAAACGAATTTATCAACTTGCTCTTTAGAGGCTCCAAAACTAGGAACAGATAAGGTATGTAAATCTTCCGAAGCTCTTATTCTATCTATTTGTTTATACAAAGCCCAGAAAGACTTTAATGGCATTGCGATAACGTCTTGAAAACTCATACGGTAGAATCGAATAAAATTTCCTAATATATATGCAAAATCTACCGTATGAATGACGCTACCGCCATTTAGTTTCCCATTTCAGTCTCAACTTCTTTCGTGTCCTCGTCGGCTTCTTGTACAAATTTAGCCAGAGCCATCAACTGCGGAATCGTCATTTTTTCAATATCTTCATCCGGCATATCAACGCATTGTTTGATAGTCGAAACTGTTAATTCGTAAATATCAGACGGATTAACGTCTTCTCCCAATTCCTCAAACTTCTGTCTCTTATTAAGAATTTCGATATAAGCGCCGACACCTAAAGGTCTAATATCGTATGTCTTGCCTTCATATTGAAACTGTTTTTGAGCTTTAGTGGTAAATTCATCCAGATTAATAAATTTTGACATTGTGTTTCCTCTGTTTGTTAAAAGTTGGGGGCGATGACCGCCCCCTAATTAAATTAGAGAGAAGTCCCCTCTTCCTCGATAGGCGCACCTACATAGAAAAGAACATCTTTTCCGTTAATTTTCTTCGGATAGCCTTTAAATTCAGTCGGATATGTACGTTCTTGGTCCATCATGTAGGAATAGTTCATACCGCCAGCAACACCAGCAGCCGGAATGACGAAATCGTCAGAATAATCGTCATCGGCATTGGCAATCGGGTGCAGTCTTAACTGTTTAGCAGACTTCAACAAAGAAGCGCCAACGGCGTTAGTAACTTCTACACGTTCAGCACCATTTGCACCGCCAGCTAAATTCGGAGAAACTGTTAAACCTGTAGAATTTGTAGCCATTGTAAATTTATTACCTGCTTCACCGGTTGTTTTATAAGTAACAACAATTTTCGATTCAACAGATTCGTCAATAGCATATTCGGCAACAGCAACTTTCGGCTCACTAGAAGCGCTAAGTTTTACTTGAATAGCCGCAGCAGTAGCATTAGCGCCTGAACCAATAGCAATATCGTTATCTAACGAAGCGCTATCTTTGAACGTATAAGTAACACCGTTAATTGTTAAAGTTTCATCTGCGGTCGGATTAGTATTAACAGCGATTTCACCAGAAGCAGCAACAGCGCCGTCATTAACTAAAGAAGCTCCCGGCATGATACGTTCCAGATTTTCCTTTGTTGTTTCAGCCAAAGGAGCGGAAACAGTAACAGTACGACCAGTAATGTATTCGTCGATTGGAGCTTCACCGAACTGGTCTACAGTAACTTCATAAGTAGAAGTTTCTACGGTAACTTCAACGCCGCCTTTAGTATAACCAAGGTCTACTCCATCATAAGTAATCTTACAAGGCCCTAATTTTACGTTTTCCGTATTAGATTGTTGTATTTCAGACATTTATTTTAACCTCTTGCAAAAGATTCGTTATCTACATAATTTAGGGCAAAATTTATGCTCCCCTCTAACATATTGCCTTCCATTCTAGCATAGATTTGCGGCAATCGTTTAGCATAACATTGATTAACCCAAATATTATCAACTTGTTTACTCTGTTCTATTGTCAATGTTTCCATTATATTATACGCTATTTGCCTAGTCGTTTCAAACTTTTTATTGCGGACAATAACCTGAAAACCAGAGTCGTTATAATACTTAGGAAGTTGTGGGTCTACTGTATTTCCATAAGTTTGTTCCAGAATTAAAATTCCTTCGTTTCCTTCCGGCATTGTATTAACAAATATGGTTTTACCAATCTTTCCATATTTATTTTCTTCTAATATTTTGGCAATAGTTTCTATTTTAAACATTTTCAAAAGTCTTTCGTATTTTTCTTTTAGTAGCGTCTCGCACTAATTCTATACACTCCTCTTCTTTATCATTAGCTGCTCGCTCTAAAAATTTTCTACCAACTATATGACCGTTGGCTTTTTCTTTTTTAATAGATTCTGGCCCTAAATTATAAACCGATTCGTGCATAGCCACACCATAATCATAACCGTCTGTTGGGTTAATGGCATTAAAAGTTACGGTATATATAGCAACATCGGGGGCAGAAGAAACTTCATTAACTTTATGAGAAGCTTCCAATTCACCAGTTAAAACAGGAGCGTTTTCTTCCGATTCTTTTTTGACTATTTCCGCTGCTTCTTTAGTTGCCGCTTTAATTGTCGGATTAATAACTTGTCTTGTAGCTCTTAACCTAACTACCAAATTCTTTAATCCTGTAACTTTTAAGGTCATAAAATTACTCCATCACATTCATAATGGTCTAATTTGCCATAAATGTTTAATCGAGGGTGCTTTTTTGTAATAGTAATTGTATATCCCCAGATTTCGACCTTATCACCCTTTTCAACCTTACAGTTTGACTTAAACAAGATTTTAGCGTCTACAGTGTCGTCTATAGCATGACTTTTAGAAGCGGCAATATCGCTCCGTACAGTCGTTTTTTCGTCTGCTCCGATAAGTTTCACTATGGCACATCGAGTTAGCTCTCCACGGCCGAATTTTGGCTCTCCAAAGGTATTATAACCAATATTTTTATATAACAAGCAAGTTGTATTCGGAATAAAAGCCATTTAGTCCTCCACATAAGCCAAACTTCTAACGTTTGGATGAAAAATTTTATCTTTCAAATCTGTTTTGATATAATCAGATATTAAGAAACGTTTATATGTTTCGCCTAATTCATTAAGTGTATAAGCCCAAGTTTTGCCATTATTATAAGCGCCAAACAATTTCATATCGTTATAAAAATCAATTAATACTTTTCTTATATCTTTTCTAAATTTTTCAACTAATGAAATTTTTCTTTGGGCAGCGTCTGTAATTGTATTGTGAGAATATTTTAACAACCGCAATACTTTGGCTGATTTAGAACCAAGAACCATGCTTTTGGCATTATGAATATGTTTTGCCAATAAAAGATTTATATTTTCAGATATTTTCGCATTAAGTTTTGCTGAATAAATAGAAAAAATTTTTTCTGCCGATTCACTTGATTGCCAATTATTTTTAATAGCTTCATCGGTTATTTTAGCTAAAAAATCATTATTAACCAACGAATATTCAGCAATAATTTTTTTCGCTTCTTCACGCGATTTCATAACGTCAGATAAATTATATATTTTATCTTTTTCAAGATTAGATTTGACATCAAATAAATTAACCAAAGCTTCAAACTGTTTAGTAATTTGTTTTACTTCCGAATCTATATCTAAAATGTTCATGACGACCTTGCTATTCTCATTTTTCTAACAACATAACCGCTTAAAATATCCATAACATCAGAAGATAAATAACTAACGTATGTATTACCGGTTTTAAACATCTGTGACGTTTCGCCAATAGTATAAGAAAGAATGTTATTACGTTTCATTTCTTCTGCGGCATTATAACCACTTACAGAATTGGCTTCTACTACCTGTGCTCTTTTAATGGCATCAACAAATGCGGGGTCTAAAGCCTCAAATTCTTCAACAGTTAAAGAATTAAGATTAGAAATTTCAACAGTATCTTCACAAGTTTCGCCCGGAATGATAAAGTTTAATTTACCTATTTTTTTATAAGCGGTGATTAATGCCGATATTTTATCTTCGGTTGGAACAAGCTCCCAATCTTGTAAACCAGAAATTTTTGCGGCTGTTAATTGCGCTTCGCCATAAGTTTGATAAGAATTAACCATAGGTGTTAATTCTACAGTACCCACAAGCAAATACTCAATAAATACAATAGAGGTTGAATTTGAATCTGTAATGTTCAAAATCACCCGTCTATAATCTAAATCTTTGTTTTCTTCGATGTTGTTATATTGAGCTTCTATTTTCCAAGATAAAACGTTTTCTTCTACAGGTTCGTTATTATCTTCATTTTCGGCTTGTGTAGTTTCTTCTGGCGGCGTAGGTTCTTCACCATATAAAACCCCCGATGTTAGATTTTCTCCCTTGGCGTTTACTAACTGCCAAGTTACTTTAGTGACATCGGTATAACCATTTTCTTCTAAGTTATAGGTTAAAACGCAATCTGTTCCAGCCGCAAATTTTTCCATTTTAATCCTCTATATCTGTCTCATCTTCATAATGAGGTATAATCTTCGATTGTTTTGTTCTTTCTTGTCTGTCTAAGATTTTATAAATCAAAGAAGAAATACTGTTGGATGTAACACCAAATTGAACAGCAATATCTCTCAAGCCACTAATACCTTTTTCGTCAGCAATCTTCTCTAATTCTTCTTTAGTGTAGATTTTGACTTTGGGAGTTTTTGCTTTAGCTTCTTTCGGCTTAATAAAATCTAAGGGTCTCTTATTTTTTTCTTTTTCCAGTTCTTTGATTTCTTCTACTGTCAAGGGGCGAGATTGTTGTCTATATGGCGATTCCATATTCTTTATACTAATAATTTTATCACATTCAGAGGCGTCACTACCATCTAAAAATTTAGCCCCTACAATACTAGCAATTCGATTCGCTTCAATAGGGTCAACATCTGTCTCAGATACACCATTAACCCAATTAATAGAACCCAATTGACCAGTAAAATTAACAAATTGTTTTCCGATAAGTTTAAGTTTCATTTCGTACTCCATAATAAATAATAGGATTATGCGTTTCCACATAATCCTATTATACACTTTTTTCCTATAAAATCAAGGATTAGATAGCGACGTTTTTCATCATCGCCAAAGCGTGAGTAGCTTTCAGAGCAGTACCAACGTACCATTTAACACGGGTACGAGTAGCGTCTTTATTCTGAACAGTACCGATTTCTTCAACTACGATACCAGCGTTATCACCACCGTAAATACCGTGAACACCGTTGACTTCGTTGAAGCGAGCAGCATAAATGTTAGCACATTTTACTTTAGAATCTTCGGAGCCAACTTCATATTCAGGAATGAAATCGTTACGCAAAATAGGAACGCCATTGTGAGTTAACATCGGACGACCAAATTCTTCCAACATTAAATCAACCGCTGTGTTACCACCGGCAGCACGCATTAAAGTACGGAAAGCGCGAATATGCTCGCCACGCATGATTAAGCAATCAGCGCCCAGCGGAATCTTATCCAGCAATTCATCCAATAATGTTAATGTTAAGGAAGCAGAAGTTGTTCCGTCACCAGCAGTTAAAACTTGGTCAGCAACACACAGTTTTTCTAAACCGTCAAATTGTTTAGAGTTGGTGTTAGAGTCACCAGTAATCAAGGTTCTCTTGAACTGACGAGCCAAGCCTTTAGCTTTTTCCAGAATCTGAATAGCTTTCTGGTTGTTGGTATCACCCATAGTTGTTTGTAAAAACTTATCTACGTCAACGTCACCAGCGATGATTTTTAATGTCGTGGTAACTTCATCAAACGTAGCTGCGCCTTCCGTGATAGCTTCGTTCGGGTCTACGAATGGAGCTTCACTAATAGTTTTCTCACGGTTATAGACATAAGCCTTTCCGTTGACTCTCATAAACGGGAAAATGGCAAAAAGGTCATCACGGTCGATGATTTCCTCAATAACGCCAGCTTCCAGCATATTGTTAGACAACTTTTCAGCTTCTACTTTCAGTAATGGCATTTAAATACTCCTACTATATAGTTAGTTGTTTTTCTATATAATTATAGCACATCACGAAAGCGCTATGCTATAATTATTTTTCATTATTCAATCCTTGAAGAATCTTTTCATAAGTTGACATTTTCTGCTTTAATGCTTCACCATTTCCGGTAATATTTACATTAGAGCCAGCGCCAACATGAGCTTTAGATTTCAACAAAGTATTTTTGTCTGGGTCTTGACCAACAATTTTCTCGATAGCTTTATCAAATTCTAAATTGTTGCCATTAGCGTCGACAAGTCGAACTCTATTACTAGAGCCTTTAGGAGAATTATAAGCTACAAGCTCTCCGTTCTCCACTTCAAAATAAGAACCATATAAAACTTTTGTTTTATTTGGAGATAAAACCAAATTTTCACGAATATACTTTGATTCCTCAAATTTATTATTCATAAATAAAGTTTCACGTTCCTTTTTGTTGTTTTCTAATTCCTCTTTTAAAGCAGTAATCTGGTCATTCAAACCTTTAATAACTTTGTCGTTTTCTTCGACCATTTGCTTTTTAAGAGCTTCCCAATTATTTTCTTTCTCTAATTTTTCTTTTTCAGCAGCAGCGGCGGCCTCTTCGGCATCTTTCTTTTCTTTCAATAAACGTTTGGCTTCGGAAGCGTCAATTCCTTCATATTCTTTCAACTTTTCCTTTTTAGCCATAACTTCTTTTAATAAATCGGCTTTCTCTTTTTTTAATTTTTCAACTTCTTCATTTACAGAAGTGTTTTCATTATTTTTGTCTGTTTCTTTGGTCTTTTCTTTTTCTTTGTCTTTATCGTCCAAAGCCTGTTTAATTTTATCTACCGGAGCTGTAATCTGGGGTTCACCACCATTGTTATCCGAATTATCATTATCAGTAACAACTTCTACTTCTTCCGTAACTTCAACATCGTTACCGTTTTCATCTTTAACAATTTTAGTGATAGTTTTTTTTGTCATTTTATTTTACCTTTCTCTTGGCTAATCTTTGTTGCACCACAACTAATCTTTGTTGACTTTGTATAAAAATCGCCAGTTATCTTAGACGATGTTTATATCATATCCTATAATATAGAAGAAAATCAACTATTTTTGTCTGTTTTATCCGTTACCTGCCCTTGTCTTGAACCTGTAGCGGTTTTTTCTACTTTTTCGGCAGAAGATTCGTTTTTATCTTTTGCCGATTTGGTCATAAGATTTCGTACATTATTACCTTCGCTTCTACTCATCGTTTCAGTAATTTCTACAACATCTTGCGGCCAATTTTTAAGACTGCTCTCCATTTTCTTAATTAAATCTTCTTTCAATTGAGGGAACAACTTATTAATTACGACTTTCATTTGTTCTCTGCGTACATCAAAAGGAGCATCTAATAAAGTTAATTGAGAAGCAATTTCAAATTCATCATATAATCCTTTAACATCAAAGTCTTCGGAATATAACACATATTTTTTATCCATTAATTCATTTTCTTTTCCGTGCCACTTAGCAACTAAATGAACTATTTTGTTTTCGGCGTCTTCTAAATTTCTTGCTTTGCAAGCCAATAAAGTATTAATTTTTTCAAAATCATACGCCTTGGCAACGCCAGAACTATTGTCGATACCAACCGAATTATCTTGTTTTGTTCTTTCTCCGGCCATACCAATACTGTTATATATCTCTCCGATAATTTTGTTAATAACATCTAACAGAACTTGAGCTTGTTTCGGGTCAGGAGAAATATATTCCGGCTTCATGCCAGCCGTTCCGTCAAAAGTAAATACCGATTTAGTACCCATTTCAACAATTTTATTATACCCATCTTCTCCCTCTGGCAAAGCTTGAGAAGGAACAATCAACTGGCTAAATGTTTGGTCTTGAATAATAACATCTAAGTTTGATAAATAATTGGCAACAGCCCTATCTAAATAAGCAATATCAGAAATTAAAGGAGTTGAACTATAGATGTCATCGCTTTGAGTTCCGTCTACCGGAATAACCGGGACAACACCCAAATTATGTATTCCAGATGTTATTTTTGCAGCACCCAAAACGCCGTTTCCGGTAGTTGCATCTCCAGAAAACTCTATTAAATGCCACTCTTTTCTAGTCCATAATCTAAATCTTTTAATAATTTTTCCGTCAGAATTAAACGGGTCTGAATCGTTTCTAAACGGTTCATAAATTAAAATCCAATTTAATTCGCCAAATTCATCATAACTTAAATCTAAAACGTGCTGCGGCTTAACAATATAAGCATAAGTTTTGAAATCTTGATTTTTTTCATCTTCAACATTAACGATAGCGCCATTAGCTTTTGAATCGACCACAACATAAATTCTTCCAAAAATAGAAGTATTTCTGTCAATAGATTTAGCTAATCCATCAATGTTTCTGCCATAGATTGTCGTATTTTTCCAGAAATCTTGAATAAATTCTGGTGCATCATCGCTTCTTACAACATTTGTCTTGAAAATATATTTAGTTACAGCGTCCACAACTTCTTTGGTGTGATTAAAACGATAAGCACGTTTAATCCTCGCCTGATAGCTTTTCGGGCCTTCTTTAGTATATTTAAAAATGTTGTGTTCAAACCATTTAGGGCCACCTTTATAAGTAGATTCGTAAAAATCTGCTCTTTCTTTTAACTCATTATAAAAGGGGTGTCGTCTTGCAACTAAAGCACTATAATCTAATGGCATATAAAATCTCCTAATTGCCTATATTATACAACAAGCTAAATCGACATTGCAATATGTATATTTGAGCGAACAGGGTTAGTATATTCAATACAATAGCCAATAGCATCAGTAATGTGTTCTTTGTTCTGAGTCTTATCTACTTCTTTAGAATTTTCTTTATAGAGAGTTTGCTCAAAACTATCAATTAAATGCTTGCAATTATCATTAATAAACAATCTAACCGTACTATCTGCGCTTTTAAGCATTTTATTAACGGCGTTAATTCTGTCTTGAACCGCTGGGTGTTTCTTCCGAAAATAGATTTTCTTAAATCCCTTTTGCCGTAAAATATCTATATCTGTTTCTCCTCGTGAAGAATTTCTATAATTGGCGGCAGGGTCTGGAAATATACTAATCTGATTCATATATCGCCAATAGCGTCTTTCTATTTCATCTGCCATTTCAGTTGTTGAAGAATTATATAAAAAAATTTCATCAACTGCCCATAGCTCTCCATTATATTGCGGTTGCAAAATTACTGCCGTCATAGGGGTTACGTTGAAGTCCATTCCAACAAATATAGGTTTATTTGGAACAAATTTATACATAGAGCCGGTATGTATTCTTCTATCAAACGGAAAATATACTCTACCGGTCATCGTCTCGAAACAATTATAATTCAATAAACCAGAATCTAACACATAACTAGAATCGGGGCTACTAACCTTAATATTATAAACTTCTTGTTGTGGTTTTAATTCTTTTTTTATAATTAAAAGTTTTAAAGTTCTGGTGAATTTATTCCAACGTTGTGCAAGCCATTCCTCATACTCAACAAAGGGTGCTGATTGGTTTGTGATATTACGGGCCTGCTTCTTGCTCATAACATATCTATTTTTTAACCAATAATACTCTGCTCTACTTCCCGCAGGAATTCCTATCGGCGTGTATTCTAAATATTCTGCATCTTTTAATTGAACTTGCCCTAACTCGGTGTTTTTGACTTTGTGATTATAACTTGCAGAAAAAGTTTCTCCATTCTCTAAAGTAACTTCTATAATATCTTTAACACCAGTATAACCACCATCTAACACTTTTATTTCTTCCAAAACGCCAGAATCATTAAGATAATTTAATTTATCTCCGGCTTTTAATTCAGAAATGGCTTTAGATGTTCCGTCAAACAATCTAACTTGTGTATTTGGTAAATGACAAGCATTAAATTCTTGGTTAAATACCTTTTCGTCCATATCTCTTTTAGCCGCTTCTATTTCTTCTGGCGGAATAAAAGGAGAAGTCATTGTTGGAAACTGCCAAGAAGCCCATAAACCATTTTTTCTATTAACTGGTTTTTGTCCTTCTTGATAAACGTCATATAACCAGTTAAAACCTTTGGGAGTACCAATAATTAAAGCGCCACCTTGTTTATCTGACAAGGTAGGTCTTAAAACTGTTGTCCAAGTTTCTTTTTTAATGTCTTGTGCTTCATCAATTACCAAAAAGTGCAAACCTACACCACGGAGAGAATCCGGTTTATCGCAACCTTTTAATTCTATTCTTGAGCCGTTAACCAATTCAATAAACTGGATAGTTTCATTTGACTTTCTAATCCACTTTTTAGGGATTATTTCAATCAAATCAAGCCACATAATAGATTTACACATACCATAAGTTGGAGCTACATACCAAACTAAAGACTTTGCTCTACTTGCGGCAGCTTGAACTAAAGATACGGCAGCTAATTTTGATTTTCCCCAGCGTCTACCGGCAACAATAACTTTAAAACGAGATTTAAAGTGCATAACTTCCTTTTGACCGGGATGTACATTAAAAACTAATCTATCTTTAGACATTTTCTTTCTCTAATTCCATTTTTAATTTTTCCAAATCAAATTCTTCTTCTTGCTGTTCTTCTAATTCAGCGTTATTCTGAAATCTCGTTCTTTTATGAATTTCTTTCAGTTTTTCTTCGGTTAAGTCCTCAATAACCAAATTAGGAATCGAATCTTCTTCTTGATTTTCATCAATGTTAAGAGAACGCCACCTTTGTATCATAACGTTATTCAAACCAACAGAAGCGTCTTTCAAAGCTTTTATTCTCGCACTTATTTCTTCGACAATTTTCGGAGAATCGCTAGTAATTAACTTTTGAACCTCTTTACCTATTGCCATACCGACCATTCTGGCCCAAAGCAGAGATTCGTTTTTACTAGTTTTTACATCTTTGGCGTATTTTTCTTTTTCTTGATTATATTCAGAATCAATCTTTTGTTTTACTCTTTCAACGATTTCTGCCCCAGAAATACCCTTTTGAGCTTTATTGGCTTTTAATATCTTAATAACCGTTGGAACAGAAATGCCAAATTTTTTTCCTAATTCTTCTTGAGTATAGTTACCACTTTCGTACATGGTAACCATTTCTACGATGTCTTGTTTTTTTAACTTAATCGGATTGTAATTATCATTTGCCATTTATAAATTCCTTATAATGCCCTGAAAGCATCAGATAAAGGTTGATATAAAACCCTCAATCGTCCCCTTCTTTGCTCTCTACCAGCTTTGCGAATTAATTCTCTTTCAACCAAAAACCTCAAACTAAATTGAAGACTTTCCTTTGTGGTTGTATAATCTATTTTTTCTAAAATCTGGTCAATATCGCACAATGTACCGTCAATATTGCCTTTAATGATTACTCCTAAAAGGTTTTTTTGTTTCTCAGTTAATTTAGTTCTTTTCTGCATAGTTCCTCACAATTTCAAAGGTGTTCTTGTGTCTTGATTATCAAAAGCCAATACGGGGATTTTATCCGGCAATTCTCTATCGTAATCCGGATTCTCATAAATTCCGTATAATGGGCTGGCTAACACTAACTGCTGTAAATATTTTAATAAACGTTCTGGGCCAAATTTATATACTCGTTTGGCTTCTGCAAATCGGTGGTCACCTGTTTGTTCCATGGCAGAAGAACGTTCATAAAACTCTTTCATACGTTCTATTTTTTGTTCTTGCATTTCTGGAGATAAAGAACGAAATTCATTTAACATATCCACATAATTTGCGGGATTGCTTTTAAACTCCTTCTTGAAAAACTCCATTCCTTTGTCATAAAAATTGCTTCTCATTGGTTTTACAAATTTAAAACCAGCTTTGGTTGCAAACATATTATATTTACTCATTGAAGATTGAATTTCAATATATTTTATATTTTCCATTCTTGAAGCAATATTCTGAAAACGATAACCCAACCCAATTCCTCTAAATCTTGTGTCCAAAACTAAACGAGAAATAATCCGCATATTTTTGTTAATCCATTTAGCTCTCATTTGGTTAGTTATTCTGCTATTTCCGCCAGAACCAAGCTTCGGAAAGATTAAATGTCTTTCTTTAAGCAATAATTTTGGAGAAGACATTACCAATACGCCTATGGTTTCTCCATGCAAAGTTAATTTATAAAATTTTGGACCTACCGGTAATATATGGGCTTTATAATGGAGGTTTCTCAATAAATACCAATCTTCTATAGTACCCTTTTCAACCATTATATCTTTCATAATGGTAAATGTAGGTTTTGGATTCGGATTTCTCTTAATTACAAGCTCTTCCATTTATCATTACCTTATCTTGATATGTTTTATAAATCTCTAAATCTGGAGCTAATTCTTCTTTTAAGTCAGTGTGAGTTGTTGCAACTATTAATGTTTTACCTAATTTTCTTGCAACTTTTTGCATATTAAATGCTACTGCCTTGGCGGTAACTCTATCTAAAACAGCTCCAAATTCGTCAGCAACCCAAACATCGGCATCTTCTTCTATTAATTTTGCAAGCTGTAATCTATACCTTTGACCGTCAGATAATTCCCCCGGCTTTCTAATTAAGATATAAGCGTCATTTATTCCGGTTTTAGATAGCAAATCTATAGCTTCGTGCATACCCCTACCTACTTGGTCAATAACCGGCTCTGTGGGGCTAAAAACGACACTTTCGATGTTGGCAACTTTTTTACCCGTTTTTTGCATTTCCAAAGCTAGTTCTTTTAATAAAACCGACTTTCCAGAACCAGATTGCCCGTTAATATAAATTACATCACCGTCATTTACATCAATCTGAATATTATCATAAAGAACAAACTTCTTGTCATCTAAGCCCAAACCAAACGCTTCGGCAACTTCTATTACCCTATCTGTGCATTTTGTTTGAGTTTCAAAAGATTTATTAATCGTATAAATCATTTAAGCTCTCCGTTTTCGACTATTGCTCTAATAGCTCTGCAAAAAGATTCGTTCGGTTCAGCCCCATATTTAATGGTTGCCATGTCAACAAACTTAGTAATATCGAAAGCACTATTCGCGTCTATTTCTTTGAATCCCAAAGCTTTGGTAATATTTATTGTATTACTTTCTGCTACTTTTTCTTGTGTTTCTTCATCATATTCATTCATTGCTTGTTCTATATTATCAACAAACTCGCCTTCAATATCTATGTTATCAATAGAAAAATTAAGTTCTCTTTCGTCAAAACCCAAGCTTTTAAAGTCAAAGTCGTTAGATAATCTTTCAAGTTCTGCTTGCAAACCCTCAATATCATACTCAGATGAAGTAACTCTATTGTCTGACAAACGAGCTGCATCAGCCTCTTCTTTAGTTAAATCGTCTCGAACAATAACCGGAACTCTATCTAAACCTAATTTTAAACAAGCTAATCGTCTGCCATGCCCTTTAATTATCACATTGTCTTTGTCAACTACAATCGGCTGGTCAAAACCAAATTTTTTAATATTATTAGCCAATTTTTCAATTTGTTCGTCGTCATGAATTTTTACATTACTGTCATAAGGGATAATTTTATTAATCTCTACCATACGAACTGGAAAATTATCTTTGCTCATTAAACACCTCTAGTTGTATTTTTTAAATATCTTCTAATAAAAATTAATTAAAAAAAGAATTAAGTAAAATCAATAAGATAACACATTGTAACAAAATGTTACCAAGAATCTTTTCCACTTTGGGCTTAAAAATGTGTTATATATAATATAATTCACTTCCGGAGGAAGGGAATCTCTTATATCTTTCAAACCTACTTTATTATTCTTCTTCATCATAATTTTGTTTTGTATTTTGTTGTTTGTACATTTCAAAGTAATCCGAATCATCTTTTTCTTCGTAAATAGATTCATTAAACAGAGAATTGTAAAAAGCTGCTTCGGAATTAATGATTGTTCCGGCGCGGCAATTATCAAATACGGGTTTATCTTTACTTGCCATAATTGTCTCCAAATAACAAAGCTAACAAAGCATTTCCGGCGTTAACTAAAGAATCGCCGTATTCTGTATTCAGCTCTTGCTCTTTATTTTTAATTTTGTTGTTTAAATCTTGTAAAAATTCTAAAGGAATCTTGAATTTTACAATCGCGTGGGTTTCCGGTAATTTTTGGACAAAATTATTTTCTGTTTCGTCTGAATCTTCAATTTCGGAATTTTCTTCAAAAGAGGGGATATTATCTAAATCAATTTCATCAGCTTTAAAGATTCCTTCAAAGTCTTCCAAGGAATAAGGTAAAACTTCCAGTAATTCGTTCGGAGATTCTAAAGAATTAATTAATTCTTGTAATTCAACAAAGTCATCGGAACCATAACGACCATTATCTATTAAACCCATTTTCTTGGCTTTATCATCGGATATGTTACCAAGATTAATAATAGGGATTTCAGAGATTCCGTTACGAATAGCAGATTCAACTCGGTGTTCTCCGCCAATAATTTCTAATTCGTCATTAACTGTTCTACATAAAATTGGTTTAAATAAACCATATTCTTTTAATGATTTATCTAGTTTTTCTTCGTTTTCAATAGATACCTTGTTAGTATTCCATTGATTCTTTTTTAACTTTTTTGGGGAAATATAGGTAATACTTAACATTTTGCTTTACTTTTAGTTGATTTTGTGTTACAACTCCTTATATTAACAGATATAAGGGCCTGAATCAAGTGCTTATACAAATAGCTCACAATGCTGTAAATGCTAAACTTTTAACCGAAAATAAAGAACTAAAATATACCTTATCAGAGTTGCTTAGTTATCAAGTTTCTGGCTATGAAAATATGTCCAATTTTCAAAATGGAAATTGGGACGGTAGAAGCTCGTTCTTTAATTTTAAAAAATCAACCTTTCCGGCTGGTTTTGTACTTATGGTTAAAAGTAAATTTGAGCAAATGGGTCATCAAGTACAAATTATACGGCCAAAAGTCCCCGAACCTATCGGCGACCCGGAAATGAAAGTCGATTCTTTTGGCAGAACGCCTGAATATGAATATCAATATAATGCTGTAGAGCGTCTTTTAAAAATGCGACAAATGATTGCTCGCGTAGCTACCGGTGGAGGCAAGTGTTTAGGAATCGACACCCCCGTCTTAATGTACGACGGAACAATAAAAAAAGTTCAAGATGTTGTTGTTGGCGATAAATTAATGGGGCCAGATAGTCAACCTAGAAATGTCTTATCTGTAACTAAAGGTCAGAGTAAATTATATAAAATTATTCCTACTAAAGGCGATTCGTATGTGGTAAACGACGCTCATATATTAAGTTTAAAATCTACTACACATCATAATAAACCCAAAGGTGAAATTATTAATATTAATGTAGAAGATTTTATTAACTCCGGTTCGTATTTTAAGCATACGCACAAAGGATGGAGAACCGGAGTTGATTTTAAAGATAATTATGACGGAGAAATCGACCCGTATTTTATAGGATTGCTAATAGGTGACGGCACTATTAAACATACTGTTTCTTTATGTACAGCAGACCAAGAAATAGTTGATTATGTTACTCAACAAGCCAAAAAGCATAATTTAAAAATTACAAAATGTTTTAAAAAAAATAATAAAGCTAGTATGTATTATTTTTCAAATGGTTTAATTGGTGGTAAAGAAAATTATTTAATGAAACAACTCAGAAAGCTTGATTTAGAAAAAACAGGAGAAAATAAATATATTCCTCACGTTTTAAAGACTTCAAGTAAAGAAAATAGATTAAGGTTGTTAGCTGGTTTAATAGATTCAGACGGATATTATGGTAATAATATTTATAGTTTAACATTTAAAAGCGAAAAGTTAATTGACGATTGTATTTTTGTAGCTCGTTCTTTAGGTTTTTCTGCGTATAAATCAAAACACTTAAAAAAATGCTATAACACAGGAGCTGTTGGAGAATATTATTCTGCGCATATTTCAGGCAATATAGATATAATACCCACTATTTTACCTCGTAAAAAAGCTCATGTTAGACTTCAAAAGAAAGATGTTTTGGTTACCGGCATAAAAGTAGAAGAAAATGGATTCGGAGATTACTATGGATTTGAAATAGATGGAGACCATTTATTCTTGTTAGGAGATTTTACCGTAACTCATAATACTCGCGTAGCGAAATTAGCCATATCTCGAATCGGCAGAAAAACGTTATTTTTAACTACACGCAAAACCCTCATGTATCAAATGAAGAAAAGTGTAGAAAGTACAATGAATGTTGAAGTTGGAGTTATTGGCGATTCTGTTATGAATGTCAAACCGTTTGTTAATGTGGGAATGGTTCAAACAATTGCGGCAAATTTAAAAAGTCGTACTATTCAGGAAGAAGTTGTCAGACTAAAAGAACTGGAACATAATAAGTTTGAAAAATTAATTGCGGAAAAAGACAAAATTTTAACAAAACAATTAAAATTAGGTCATATCACATTACAAACAAAGTTTAAAATTTTATCTGATTTCAAGAAAGAATTAAATTCAAAGACCAAAGATTTAGCGGTTTTACAAAGGGCTGCAACTATTAACTGTAAAATAATGAATAGAAAAAAAGCAGAAATGGAAAAATTACTATCTACTTTTGAGTTTGTTATTGCAGAAGAAGCTCACGAATCGGGCGGCAATGAATATTTTGAAGTAATGCAATATTGTACTAACGCCCATTATCGTTTAGCTTTAACCGCTACTCCTTTTATGAAAGATGACGAAGAAGCCAACATGAGACTTATGGCTTGTTCCGGCATTATCGGCATTGTAGTTACAGAAAAGGAGCTTATTGACAAAGGCATTTTAGCAAAACCGTATTTTATGTTTATTAACAATGCCAGACCTACCGGTGTTTTCCCTACAACGAATTATGTTAGTGCTTATGAAAAAGGAATAGTTAAAAACAATATTCGTAATGATGAAATCGTAAAATGGAGTAAATGGAGTACCGATAGAAATCTTCCTGTTTTAATTTTGGTTAATAGAACCGAACATGGAAACATTTTAAAGGACTTGATTCAAAAACAAGGCTTGAAATGTAATTTCATTTATGGTAAAGATGAAGATGAAGTACGCCAAGAAAATTTGAAAAAATTAGAATCGGGAGAGATAAACGTTTTAATTGGTACAAATATTCTTGATGTCGGTGTTGACGTTCCTTCAATTGGAATGGTTATTCTTGCGGCGGGTGGTAAAGCGGAAGTACAATTAAGGCAACGAATCGGAAGAGGATTAAGAAGAAAGAAAACCGGTAAAAACATTACCTACATCATAGATTTTCAGGATTCGTTTAATCAGCATTTATTAAAACACGCTAAAACAAGACAAGAAATAATTAAAAACACACCGGGATTTGCCGAAGGGATTGTTCCAACTTTTTGTTTTAATTGAGTGAAACTATGAAATTTAGACTTACTTCTGATATTCATGCTGATTTTTGGAAGAGTACACAAGATTTAAATTATATTCTTCCACCAATGCCGGAAGATAAAGACATCACTTTGGTTGTTGCCGGAGACATTGCAACAGCCAAGGATATTATTTTTCCTTTAAGATGTTTATCCAAACGATTTAAAAATGTGGTTTATTGTTTGGGTAATCATGATTATTATAATTCAACTATCAAAAAAACATTGGAATATAATAATCAAATCAAAAATGAGTTGCCGAATATACACCTGTTAGAAAAATCATCTGTAACGATTGACGGGGTTACTTTTGCCGGTGGAACATTATGGACCGATTTCTGTCTGTTTAATACTCCGGCGGCATCTGGTCAGTTATCCGAATATTATATGAACGATTATCGTAAAATAAGACGTGATGATTATAGCAAATTGCACGCCGTTGATACTCGGAGAATTTTTATTGAAACCACAAACTATTTAAAGACACTAAATAATACTGATAAATTAGTTATTGTAACTCACCATGCTCCTTCTGATAAATCAATCAGAATAGATTGGAAAACAAATTCAGCCAGTCCGGCTTATGCTTCTAATCTGGAAGAATTTATTAGAGATTTACAGCCAAAATATTGGCTGCATGGTCATTTACATACTTCTTGTAGATATAATATTGGCAATACAGAGGTTATCTCTAATTGTTTTGGTTATATCAAACAAGAAGAAAATGGAATGTATGATAATAAATTAACTATTGACATTTAATTTTTTATTGCATATATTATATATGCTATCTCATTTTTTATTTGGTAGTTTATAAAATAACAGTTCGATGACGAATCGAACAAAAGTTTCTCGCTCCGGCCAAGAGCGGGAGAGGTGGCCGAAAGCAGGTTTCAAATTTTACTGTAAGGCAACTGATAGGACCAAGGGCCGACTGGCTGAGGTCTATGCTTTCTCGAAAAGCAACTATTAGGGTACGTCGAATAGGGTCGTGAAATCATGAACTAATTTGATAGGCGTTGAAGGTTAAAACCCAGTCCTTCCCTCATAGAGCAGCACAAAGCCGTTGAACAAGTGGCGTGCTGCTCTTTTTTATTGACTTTCCTATATTTTACCGCTAATTTGATTTAAATGTTAATTTTATGATATAATCATAAAGTTCAACTGAACATTGGATTAACAACTCTCGGAGTTTATTTGAGAAAATATATCTTGGCGTTGTTAGTTGCTATATTAGTATTGGTTGTTTCACCACACGAGATACGAGGTAGCACCACTAACTTCGATAGATTTTATAAATACAATGTCATAGAAGAAGTCATTGATACAAGGTTTCGCGAACGAGAGATATTAACCTTAGCACTTAATATTTATCACGAAGCCAGAGGTTCAACCTATGAAGATAAAGTTGCGGTTGCCGAAGTAACAATGAATCGTGTAAGGTCTCCAAAATACCCAAATACTGTTTATGATGTAGTATATCAATACAAACAGTTCTCTTGGACGCTATTTAACAAGCGTACAGAGCCAAAAGAGTATTTAGCGTGGGTAGAGTGCCAAAAAATTGCTTTGGCTGTGTACGACCGAAAAAAGCCGATTATCGTCGATGAAAATGTTCTACATTATGTTCATAATAAAATAGTCGACAAAATAATCTGGGCTAGAAGCTTCAAAAACAGAAAAAGAATCGGCGCACACGTTTATTTATCTTGACACTTGTAATAAAATTTTGTATCTTAAACAACAAGAGGTGCAAAATGAGTGTAAAAATTTCTAGTTTATACGAATTAAAACATGAAATAGCCAAATTAGTTCGTATAATCAAAAGAAAAACTGGACAAGACGCTTTTAACGTCACAATTCAGAATCATCTTGTTGAGCTTACAAAATATATCCGAGAACGTGTAAAAAAGAATTTTAGAGTTAATCTTTACATCTATGATGATGAATATACTTTAAATTATTTTACCGATAATGTAAGATGGACTATCGGTGTATCGGAAGACGGAACAGTAAATTTCTGTTATATAGATGAGGATTTTCCTTTAAAAAAGGGAGTGTTTAAAGTAACAGAAATTTCGGAAGATTTTAATATTATTTTGAGCAGGTTAAATGATAAAATTTGATGTTATAAATAAAATTTTTTCTATCGAGTGCGACACTTGTGGAGAAGAAATAGAATTTGAAGCTGATAATTTTAAACAAGGAATAGCCTTGGCTAAAAAAGACAATTGGTTGATGAAAAATATAAATGGAGAAAATTGTTCTTTTTGTTGCTCAGAATGTAAAAAACGTTATATAGAAATGAATAGTTTCGTAGGATATTGATGAACGCAATTAAATATTTTATAACTGGACTTCTATTTTTTATAACCATGTCTTTATTGGGCGTTTTTATTTATTTATTTTGTAGTAACATAATAGAAGTTTTTATAGTTTGGTTTTGTGCTGTGCTTTGTGCTAATTTTGCGGAATTAACTAGTTTCTATTATAGTAAAATAGGACTTATTAACATGAAAGTTGGAGATTATATATTATTAGCAAAAGATAGCCCCGAAGGTTCGCAAAGAATGGTCGGGGAAGTAGTTCGTTTTGCCAAAGGATTTTATGTTATTTCCGTAAATAAAAACATATTAAAATTAGACCCTAAAACCTTAGATGTTTTTGATAAAAACGGAGACGCTTATAGATTTTGTGGCATAACACAAGGACAATAATTATGAAAGTAACAGAGATGAAACAAAAGTTAAAACAAAATATTTCTTATAAAGATTTTTCCGAAGTAATGTCAAAGAAAACTTATTGTAAAATTATTTACAACACGATTCTTTTAAATCTTTTTATGCTTTGGGATTGCATAAAAGTTTTGTTTACTTGTGTGTTTAATTTAGCTATTTTTCCGTTATCTCATCGGTGGGTTTACAAAGATTTTAAACAAACAAAAGATTGGGATAATATTTACGAAAAATTATCAAAAAATCAATAACCGAATCGCTAATTTGTGATATAATCTCCGTATAGACATAGTTCTTGCGGAGATTTACTATGCAGATTTGAACAGATGCGAGTTTTAATCCCAAAACTAAAGACGCTGGGCTTGGTATAATGATTCGGCAATTAGTTAAGGGCGGCATAAAAGAAACTCGGATAAAACTAAAAGTAAAAGCAGAAGATAATAACCAAGCTGAGTTATTAAGTATTTATTATGCTTTGCAAAACATTAAGGGAACGCCCCCAAAAGAACCCATTTTTATCATTACAGACAGCAAAATCGCTATAGATAGTATATTATACCCAAAAACAAAACAAGATAAATATAGAGAAATTTCAGAGCGAATAAGAGGTATGTTATACTGCAAAAATTGGAAAATATATCATAAAAAAGGTCATACCGGAAATAGAGACCGATATTCTTTAAGACAAGCCTTAACAGATAGATTAGCAAAGCAAGCTAGAGAATAATGGTGCGCCGGGAGTGAATCGAACACCCAATGTTTACCCCAAGGGAACGGATTTACAGTCCGTCGCTAAACCACCGTCTTAGCAGCCGACGCTTTTATTAAAAAATAAAAAATGGTAGGTCCGCCCAGACTCGAACTGGGATTTCGCATAAATCAGATGCTCGCTTGGGTATAAACCAAGTGTCCTAACCATTGAACGACAGACCTACTTAATAAATATGGTGGGCAAGGTGGGATTCGAACCCACAGCGTTTCTAATGTATAGAATTTTAAGTTCTATGTGTTTCTCCAATTTCACCACTTGCCCAAATAAATGGGGGGGGAGATTTATTTAATGTAGACTATCTCCGGAAACTACAACTTCACTCCTCGCTAAGCTAACATAGACATTTTCTATCCTACGACCAATTGTTTCTTTGGTAAGAACCCTGTTAACGTACAGTGGGGTTAAACGAAGTGCCTTGTAGTCGACCATCAGGCAAATGGTTTGGGTGCGGAATCATGGAGTCGAACCCTGATGTTATCAGGTTATGGGCCTGATGTGTAATCCGTTTCACTCTTCCGCGTTGTTCTTAAAAATACTTATAAGCTGTTTTTCTTCATTTGTCAACATATTTTCTTCTAGAATTGTAACAATAATATGGCGTTGGTTATCATAAATCACAGGTAAAATCTTGCCATTATATTTTACAGCCCACCTATTGACACGATTTGTTTGCGGAGATAAAAAAATACAATTTTCTTTTTTCTGTTTAGAAATGAAATTAGAGATTTCTCTAATTTGATGTTCGTTTAAATCTAAGTCATATCTTTGTTTTGCTCTTTTAATCGAGTGATGTATTAAAGCATTTTTCTTGTTTTTTAAATGTTTCATACAGACCTCCTCTATTTAGTTAGAATATCAGAATGTAAAAATTTCTTTCTATATTCGTCAACTTTATCTTGTATTTCATCTTTGTATTTTGAATGAATATAACAATGATGAGTTGGACATAACGGTATTAAATTATCTACTTCGTTGTTATTATGATTTCCGTCGTAATGATGTACAGCAACTATCTTTTCTTCTCCACATATACAACATTTATGCGGATGATTTTTAAAACAAATAATTACATAAGAA